CTATGGGGAAGAGCAAGGCAGAGGAGGAGGAGAGGAAGGAGGCGATTCGGAAGGGTAAGCGTGCGATCGAGAGGGCGGCGGCTCGCGGCGCGAGTGTGGACGCCGAGGAACGCGTTGCGATGGCGAAGGAAGGAGGGATGAACGCATAGGCTGCGCCGCTCCCTCGCGGAGCGCCGGCGTCCACGGCTCGAATCGCCGTGCTGATGAGTCCCGGAAAGGACGAAACGCCAACAAGCAAGCTAGAGGTTAGACCGATGATGCCAAGCGAAGTGACCGAGCTACTGCGCCCACTGCGGGTCGCTTACTACAGGAGCGTGCGCAACGTTGCGCTGGAGATCATGGCCGAGTTTCCTTGGCCAACGGATGCCGACAAGGACGACCGTTTCGATAGCGAGCGCGACGATGCCATCGTGAGTCGCCTAGATGGAACCTCGTGGGTGATCTACACCCATAGCGCCGCAGCCGTGCTCATGGTGAGCGACAACGACGACGCTGCCGATGACATGCTTGGCGAGGAAGAGGCTAAGCAGTGTAGCGTCGAGCACCGCGCCTACCTCGCCATGCTGGCCGACGTGCGCGAGCTGATCGAGGCTTTTAGGCTTCACGGTGTGCCAACGGAGGCAAGCCGGTCATGACCCACCCCATACCTCCTAAGACTCTCGCGCTCGTCCGCGAGGTCGTCCCGATCGTCGTCTCTCGCGAGATGCGGGAGAGCACGGTGCATCTCCTGACGATCCCCGAGGCGTTGTCCTACCTCGGTCGGTGCTGTTTGGTTCTGCTGGAGCCCCACTCGTATTGGGCTCGCGCTGCGAGCAAGGTGCCGAGTCACGAGCTGCACGATGCGGTCCGCGACGCGGTGAGAGAGGCGTTCGTGAGGGAGTGTGCTGCAAGGATGCCGGAGGTGTGCCCGTGAGCGGCGGCGCCGCCGGCACGACCGGTGCCGCCACGATCGTGGAAGCGTGGCTCCGCGTCGACGACACTGAGACCTACGGACGGTTCCGCCGGTGCTTCGCATCGGTGTCCGGCTGGCTCGTCGAGCGCGGCCAAGTGAACGTGCTCTTTCTGGTCCGGCCTTCGCGAGCCGCCGCAGGCTGTTTCACGGGTCACGTGGTGGGCATGACGGTGACCACGCAAGGAAGGGAAAGGTTGAGGTTCGAGCCCTGCGGGAGCTTCACGGTGCGGCGCGGTGGGAAGATCGACCTCGACCTCGTGGGGCCGTTGTCCGGGCTGATCGCATCGCGACTCGAGGATGCCGAGAAGCCTGGTGCCCCGGCGGTGCCTCGGCATATTTTCCTGGGCAAGGTGAAGGCAAGCGAGGCCGAGTTCGAGCGCTACAGGTGATGTCAAGCGAAAAACTCCGTGCGAGATGCTGACACGGGATTCTTTCTTTCGTACGAGGCCGACTCGCACGGTGTTCCCCTTGCCCTCGCCACGCGAAGGCGCTAGAACTCGCTTCGTTGGCACCGCTCTTTCGCTCTGCGGTGTTGACGACTCGATACCAACTGCTGCTAGCCTCTTGCTTTGCTTGGCCCCGGTGTGCTGACCCGCACCGGGGCTATTTTTTTGTCGGATGGGGTGTTGACGGTGCGGTGCCGCCATGCTAGAGATGGCGGCATGAATGGTTCGCATGGTGACGGTAGCGGTGACGATGGCGAGGATGACGCGGTGAAGCGGTCGCGTCGCGCCCCTCGAAAGAGTCAGATGGGCGCCTTGCTCGACTTGGTTTACGAGCTCCGGCTCGCCCAGCTCGGTGTCGAGACCTTCCCTCGTGACGTGTGGGCAAGCGAGATCGGCGTTTCCGAGGAGATGCTAAGCCGTTTGTTCTGGTTGCCATCCGAGCGCCCGCCGCGCAACCGCCCCCTCGGGAACACCGCCGTGCTCTCGGTTCTCGAATACCTCGGCAAGCTCGACTTGGCCGACGGCCTCATGCCGAGCGACGTTCGGACCATGCTCGATCGAGGCTGGCTCGACGAGAAGGCCGAGCGCGTCGAGGTGCTGTTCGCGAAGGTTCTGCAGGAGGTAGCGAACGCGAACCAAGGATTCCCAAGGTCTAGCGGATAGTCCGCAGAAGCAAGCAAGAGGCAAAGCATGGGCATACTCGATCAGGTCACGCACACTTCTCCCCCACGGCATCCCAAGGTGCTTCTGTGGGGCCGTCCCGGTCTCGGCAAGACCGTCACCGCGCTTTGGATCGCACGCGAGTGCGGGCTTCGCATCCTCGGCATCGACGCTGATGGCGGGCTCGGCGTCTACCGTAACGCCCACGAGGCGGATGGATCGAGGACGTGGCCCGAGATGGACACGCTCGAGATGAGCGACCCGATCGCGACCACGCAGGCCGTGGGCGAGCTCCTAAGCGACACGAGGAAGTGGGGCATGTTCCTCGTGGACCCGATCTCGATGCTGTTCCGCTCGGCGGAAGCCGCGACGGACGCCACCGCGAGGCAGAAGAAGAACGTCAAGAGCTCGACGCGCGTGACCGAATACGAAACCGCGATGGGCTTGCAAGAGAGACAGAACATGAACCGCATCGGGTTCTTGCTGGTGCGTGACCTCTGGCGCCTGCAGATGCCCGTGATCGTCACCGCGAGGGAGAAGTCCGAGTGGCGCGATCAGAAGGTGGTCGGCGTCGTGCCGATGGCACCGGACGGCTTCGATCACGAGTTCGACATCGTGGTCCGGTTGGTCCGGACCGTCGATGCCGGCACAACGTTCTGCTACGTGCAGAAGGATCGGCTGCGCCGGCTTCCGAGCGTGGTCGAGATGGCGCCAGGCGACCCGTTCGGCCTCGCCCGCGCCCTCGTGACGGCCTACGGCCCGCTCTGGACCCTCGGCGTGGCGACCAACCCTCGTTGTTCCGACGAGCAGGTGGACGAGATTCGCACGATGCAAGTGGCCGCCGGGATCACCGGCAAACAGATGGTCCTCGTGCTCTCACGAGACTTCGGAGTGCAGGAAGTTGCCGATCTTCGACCCGAGCAGGCCGTGGCCCTTGTCGCGCGATTGGCGGCGAAGGCTGCGGCAGCAACCAACCCAACCTCAACAACCAACCCAACCCCAACCGAAGCAAAGCAAGGAAACTGACATGACACCCGATCCGATTGACGTTCCCTCTAGCGGCGGCGATTTCGTCTTCCCCACGGAAGAGGAGATGGCAGGCCTTCCCAACCAAGACTACCGCATTCAGGTGGCCACGAGCGAGCTCGCCACCTCGAAGGAGAAGGGCAACTTGATGTGGAAGGTGAAGCTCGAAGTGATCGAGCCTCAGAAATACGCCGGCAAGGTGATCTTCGACAACATCGTCTTCTCGCACGCCGCTGCCGGCATCACGTTCGGCAAGCTCAAGGTTCTCGGGATCGCTGTGCAGGCCGGTCACGCCTTCAACCCTGCGGGAGGAATGCACCGCGACATCATCGGTCGCAAGGCTCTCGTGACCACCAAACTCGAGGAGTTCAACGGGCAGATGAGCCCCAAGGTGGCGGCGATGAAGCAAGACCCTGGGCCGGGCGGTCTCGGGTCTCCGCATACCACCGCCGCCGTGTCAGCGAGCGGCGCAGCCAAGCCGAGCTCGGCTCCGACCCAACCGCGATCCTCTTCCCAGGTCGCGGAGAAGCCGAGCTCGGAAGAGCTGCCGTTCTGATCCAGACAGATAGGTAGCTCGCGTCTCCCTTGGATGCATGGGTTCGAGGGAGGCGTTTGGGGCCGATGGTCAGTCGCGTCTAACTAACTTTGGTTGAGTCCAGTGACACGCGATGCGGGTTCGACTCCTGCAGGTTCCACCAGTCCGCGAGACACCTAACAGCAAGCAAGTAGAGGCAAGGTCATGTCAGCACTAGAGATCAAGGGCAACTTCGCCAAGATTATTTGGCGAGCAGAGGACCCTGAATCCAATCCGTTCGTGATCGCGATTTTCCGCGACACCGAGGGGAGAACATTCACCGTCAAAGGCGTTGTCCACGGGGTCGATATGGGGCTCACCTACACCCTCGTGGGGACGCTGAAGACCGACAAGTGGGGAGCTGCCATCTCGATCGAGAGCTACTCGATCGAGCAACCAAGAACCGAGGATGCTGTCGTTCGGTTCTTGGATAACGTGCCTGGCATCGGACCGACCACCGCTCGCAAGCTCGTGCATCTCTTCGGCGTCGATGCGATCGACAAGCTGCGCGAGGACCCCATCGGGGTTTCAAAACAGATCAGCCACTTCGGCGCCGAGACGGCGGTCGAGGCGGCGCGTTACTGCGAAGAGAAGAAGGTCGAGATCGAGAACGACATCGCCGTGCGCGGCTTGCTCGTCGACTTTCCGAACGCGACCGTGCGGAAGGCGATCGAGCGTTGGAAGGGCAACGCTCGCGCCAAGATCACCGAGAACCCCTACGTTCTGATGGAGCTCCCGGGCATCGGGTTCCTGCGCGCCGATCAGGTCGCGAGGGGGCTGGGCGTGCCGATGAACGACCCGCGACGGCTCGAGGCTGGCATCATGAGCGTGGGCAACGCCATGCGCGAGGAAGGGCACACGCTCTTCGGCCACACCGACCTCGTGAACCGCGCTGCGAGCACGCTCACGCTGGCACCGCAGGTCGTGCGCGAGGCGATCGAGCAGATGGGCGACGACTGGCAAGTTTGGCCAGGCACCGACACCGCGCAGATGATGCGCGACTGGATCGTCGAGCAGAAGCTGAGCAAGTGGATCGCGGACCGCGTGAACCTGACCGCGCCCCTCGTGCCGGCGGACTACTCTGGTCCCGAGGCTCCTGCGGAGCTCGTGGACGATCAGGTCGAGGCGTTCCGCGCGTTCTTCTCGAACCGCTCGTTGTTCATCCTGACCGGCCCTCCGGGCACGGGCAAGACCTACACCGTGCGTCGCATACTCGATGCCTGCGCCGGCGGCAAGGTTGCGTGCTGCGCTCCCACTGGCAAGGCCGCGCAACGGATCACCGAGCTCACGGGACGGCCCGCGAGCACGATCCACCGACTCCTCGGGGCGACGCCGAACGCGCGAGGCAAGGGCGGGTTCTCGTTCACCTACGACGAGATCAACAAGCTGGACACCGACCTTCTCGTGGTGGACGAGTTCTCGATGGTCGACTTGTCGCTGGCCTGGCACTTGTTCCAAGCGATCAAGCCCGAGTGCAGCGTCCTCCTCGTGGGCGACCACTACCAGCTACCCTCGGTCGGCCCGGGGTCTGTGCTGCGCGACTTGATGCTGGCCAAGGTCCCGAACGTCAAGCTGACCAAGATCAAGCGGCAGAATCCGGGCGGCATCGTCCTGGCTTGCCATGCGATGGTGAAGCGGGAGCCCGTGGCGGGCGACCTGTTCAACAAAACTGATCTCTGGCTGCTGGGAGCGCCGCAGGCCGAGGGTGAGGAGCGCGTGGACGCCGCTGCGCGGCAGATCGTCGACCTCTACCTCTCGAGGATGCCGGCGTGGGCCTCGAAGAACCTTGGGACCATGCCGGGGGCCGAGATGCGGAAGGCGGTTCAGATCCTCACCCCTCGTCGTGAGGGTCACGCGCTCGGCGCGAAGGAGATGAACAAGAGAATCCACGACGAGCTCACGCGCACCCAGCAGTTGATCCCCACGAGCTACGTGTTCAGCGTAGGCGAGCGGGTGATTCAGATGAAGAACGACGCCGAGCTCGGGTTGTTCAACGGCGACCTCGGCATTGTGGTCGAGACGGGCAAGCAAGGCGGGTCTCCCTACTACCTCGTGCAGTTCGACACGAGGAACGAGGGCGATCGGGTCCGCGTGCCCGCTGCCGGCAACAACCTGCAGATGGCGTATGCGCTGACTGTTCACAAGTCGCAGGGCAGCGAGTGGCCCATCGTGATCCTCCCGACCCTCGGGAGCTTCGGCCCGTTCTTCGACCGCCCACTGATCTACACCGGCATCTCTCGCGCATCGCGAATGTGCGTGTGTGTCGGCAGCATCCCAGAGTTCAACGCGATCGCGACCAAGCCCGGCTCCTTGCTCCGCAGGACGGGGCTAAGAGAGGCGATCACGCTGGAGCTTGCTCCGGTGCGGGCGTTCAAGGCCAGTTAGTAAGGACAAGACATGAAAATCGAAATCGACCTTCCCGAGTTCGAGGAATCGAGACTTGCTAAGTTTCCGATCCTCGCTTTCTTCAAGTACGATCACCTTCCGAAGCATCTCGCTGAGATCGCTAGTCACTACGCTTATCTTGCGTTCTTGGCGGCTCAAGCGAATAGCAAGCATCCCGCCGAGGTCGCTGCTGGCCTCCGCAAGCTGCTCGAAGCCAAGGATTGCGCGGTAAGGGCCGCGCTCCCCTGAGCCGTGGGTAAGGCGATCGAAGAGCTCACAGACGACGAGTTGACTCAGCGCCTTGCTGACGTCGACTCGGGTCTGTCGAGTTGGGAAACCGAGTTCGTTGACTCGGTTCGCAAGCAAGTCAAGGCAGGGCGATCTCTCTCGAAGAAACAGAGGAAGATTGCCGAGAGAATCGCGAACGAGAAAACCTGAAACGCAAGCAAAGCAAAGCAAGGACACCCCATGACCACCCTTTTCCTGTTCGACCTCGAGACCGCTGCCAACCTGACCCCGGCCAAGCGCGAGCGGTTCATCGCATCCGCGCGCACCGGAAACCTCAAGGACCCGGCCAAGATCGAGGCCAAGATCAAAGACCACGTGGAAACGTGCATCGAAAACGCCGCGCTTCGCCCGACGACCGGGCGCATCGTTGCTGCCTCGTATTGCATCGTGTCCACAGAGTCGAAGCGCTCCGAATACTCCGCTCCCTCGATCCGCGTGGGCCTCGATCCCGAGGAGGAGCGCGACGTCATCCTCGATCTGCTCGCGGGATGGGAGCACTCCGGCGCCACCGGCATGGTCGGCTTCAACATCCGCGAGTTCGACCTCCCGTTCCTGATCGGTCGGATGTGCGCGCTAAACCTCCTGACCTACTCGATCCCTCGTCCGCGCAGCTACTCCCAGGTCCACGATCTGCGAGACTATCTGCCCAACGGCACGCTGGCCGAATGGCTCGAGGAGTGCGGCATCCCGCCAAAAAAGGGCAGTGGCGAGATGATGGCCAAGTGGGTCGAGGCCGGCGACAGGCACTCGATCATCGAATACGCTGGCTCGGAAATCTGGTCGATGGCCGAGTTGTTCCACCGGGTCTGCCGGGTGTCGATGCGAGGTGCCGTGTGAAGCTACTGCAGGATGATTCCGATGCGAACTCCGAGCCGACGCGAGACTTCGTGTTCATCCTCGGATGGATCGTGGCTTGGTTGCTCGTGGCCGTAGCGCTGGTGTGGCTGGCGGGGAGCGTGAGACTGTGAGCGCCCCGCGACCCGCGCCTCCCGCCTGCTACGCGAGCTGGCTCGACTACGTGATCGACCCGTGCCTGGTGCCGATGGTTGGCGAGGTCATGCATGCCCGTGCCGAGCTGGCCGAGCTGCGCCGAGCTCTTGCCGACCGGAGCGCCGACCTTGCCATATGCCTTGATGCCTTGGAGTCCACCAAGGTTGAGCTTGCCGATGTGCGAGCCGAACTGGACCAGGCGAAGTCCGACCTCGCCGTCCTCACGATCAGCGGCGACATGCTCGCGTCGGACACCAGCCTCTATCGCGGGAACTCGGTGAGGCACTGGTACGACAAGGCGGTCGCCTACCGAGACGCATTTCCGAAGCGCGACGCGGCCCTGAAAGAGCTGGCCGACACCCAGGCCAAGCTGGCGAAGCAAGCCGAGATGACCGTTGAGGCTATGCGGATGCGGGATGAGGCGCAGGCCGAGCGCGACGCCCTGCGAATGACACGGGCACGCGGGTGCCAGTGCGGCGACGCTGACGTGTGTGCAGTCATTCACGAGATGTCGATTGAGCGCGACTCGCTGCGAGCCCAGGTGGCGGAGCTGCGCGGGGCCATCCTGGGGCTGGGCGAGCTGGAGGGAAGCGACATCCCGTTCGAGGACGAGCCCGGGATTTGCGTGAACCTGCGTTGGAGCACGGTGAGCGCCTGGAACGAGTTCGTCGTCAAGGTGCGCGCCCTGCCGGGGGCTGAGAGCAAGGAGGCACAGCAATGACACCTGACGAACTCAAGGTCGTGCTCGAAGCGCACGCCAAGTATCTGCGCGGCGAGGAAGGCGGGGCGAAAGCCAACCTGCGCGGGGCCGACCTGCGCGAGGCCGACCTGCGCGGGGCCAACCTGAGCGGGGCCAACCTGCGCTGGGCCGACCTGAGCTGGGCCAACCTGCGCGGGGCCGACCTGCGCGAGGCCGACCTGAGCAAGGCCAACCTGAGCGGGGCCGACCTGAGCAAGGCCGACCTGAGCAAGGCCGACCTGCGCGATGCCGACCTGCGCTGGGCCGACCTGAGCAAGGCCGACCTGCGCGGGGCCGACCTGCGCGGGGCCGACCTGAGCAAGGCCGACCTGCGCGGGGCCAACCTGCGCGATGCCGACCTGAGCGGGGCCGACCTGCGCGGGGCCGACCTGAGCGGGGCCAACCTGAGCGGGGCCGGAATCCTCCGCATCCACGCCGACTACGAGGTCACGCTCTACCCTGGCGACCCCGAGCCTGTGCTTGCCTACGGATGTGAGCGGCACGGACTGTCGCACTGGCACCGCGAGGTCGAGGCGATCACGCGCAATCACGAAAACCATAAGGGCGATGAGCACGTGACCCGCCGCGTGGCAGAGATCCGTGCGATCCTGGCGCTGTGTGCGACTGTGCCTCAGCCAGCCCTGCCGGGGGCCGGAGAGCCCGCCGCAGGCGAGGGGGAGGGCAAAACGTGATGGTCTGCCCCGTGACAATCACCGAGGCCAAGGCGTTCGTCTCGAAGCACCACCGGCACAACCGCGCCCCGTTGTCCGCTCTGTTCGCGGTGGGGGTGAGCGAGGGCGAAGACCTGATCGGCGTCGCGATCGTTGGTCGCCCCGTTGCCCGCGGACTCGACGACGGTCGCACGGTCGAAGTCACGCGCCTCTGCACGACGGGCACGCGCAACGCCTGCTCCATGCTCTACGGCGCCGCATGGCGCGCAGCGCAAGCACTCGGCTATCACCGCGCCGTCACCTACACGCTCGCGAGCGAACCCGGCGCAAGCCTCAAGGCTAGCGGGTGGAAGCGAGACGCCGAACTCGAGGCACGCCCAACGTGGTCGAGCAAGAGCAGGCTCCGCGTGCAGACCGACCTGTTCGGTGTTCCCACGAGGCCGGCAGAGCCGAAGGTGCGCTGGCTGAAGCAGGGCGGCGAGGTGCAGCCGTGAAGCCGCGCAAGCCGAGGGTGCTGTGGGCGTTCTTCGACTGCAACGGGCAGTTCTGTCACGTGTCGTTGGACCGCGGCACTGCTGTGCGGGTGGCGTGGGATTGTCGATACGAGGAAGGCGGCAAGGCCGTCAAGTTCGTCGAGGCCCCGCGCAAGGCCAAGGCCCGCAAGGCCGGGAGGAAGCAATGAAGCCTGACCAATACACTGCCGTGCGCAATGCGCTTCTTGAATGCAAAGAGATACTCGACTTGCAGGCTAGACCATGCCACGTCGATCCTCAATACGGCAAGGAAGTCGAAGAGCTGGGCGAACGCATTGGCTACGGCGCGCTCATGGTGTCAGCCAGCGCATCCTGGGAGAAGAAGTTGTTGAGAATCCACGGCATTGCCGGCGGTGCGCATGGCGTCGCCGTGGGGCGGACTTCATCGCGCAAAGCTCTGCTCATGGTAGAGGAAGCGTTGAAGGTCTTGAGTTCGTTGAGACCACGCAAAGCCCGTAGGGCTGGGAGGCATAAGTGAGCGACATCAAGGCGACCGTGGATTACATCGAGCAGCTACGAGTCGAGGACGACGACGATGCGTTCCCGATCGCACTTCTCAAGGCATGGCCCTCGCTGCTCGCCGAGCTGCGGCGGTGCTGGGCCATCGAGGAGGCGGCGCGGCGGTATCGCGAGGCGCTTGACGTATTCAACCGACAGTTCGTGGATAGAGCGTGCCCGGAGCTTGCCATGGCTAAGCAGGACGCCTGCAACGCCCTCTTCGCTGCGCTGCCGCCGCGCAAGCCGTCCGGGGGCGAGGAGGTAAGGTGAGCCTTTCCGAGATCGATCTAAAGCTCCGCCTCTCCAAGATGCATCGCAGGGCTCAGGCTGCCGAGAAAGCCGTGCACGACCTGCAAGATCAATACGCCAATCTGCGTGCCAAGTATGATGTGGCGAGACAAGCGATCATTGCGCTTGGCTATGTGCGATCTAGCGTGTGGGGAAGCTACCGGTTGGTTCGTCGTGAACCGTTGAACTACGACGCCTGGAACGAGTTTGTGGATAGCATCAAGACCGAGATTGCGGCAGAACGCCACGATGGAGGTGCCAAGTGAAGATCGACGCAGTGCTGGCGCGGAACCCGTGGCCGTGGGCGCAACATGCAGGTGTAATCTTCGATGCCAATGGAGACAACGTCACTTTCTACCCAATGACAGTGGATAAGGCCGACGCCATCCTCGAACTCGTGGCCGCCCACGTGGCCCGCAGCACGACGCAGTCGACGCACAGCGAGGAGTGCTGGCGGTGGCACCATGGGTGTGCGGTGGCGATGGTTCGCAAGGGTGAGGAGGAGATGGCAGAGCTGTTGGCGGCTTCGGGCGACATCCTCTTGTCGTTCACCGCGGGAACTGAGTGCCGCATCCCGCACCACCAAGTCGAGCGACTGTTCAAGGCGGTGCATGGCAAGGATGCCAAGACACCATGGGAAGATGACGAGGAGGACAAGTAGCGATGAGCGAGCAAGCAGAGAAGTGCTGTGTCTGTGGCGCCAAGGCAACCATGCTGGTCATGGAGAAGGACGACGTGTGTCCCGAGCACCCCGTGTGCGACGACTGCCAGGACTGCTTCGTGGTGGTGTTCGCGTATCGGTTCCCGAAGACGCGCGAGGCGCTGCCGCGGGCCGGAGGTGACCAGTGACATGCCCACAATCGGCAGCCTCTTCGCAGGCATCGGCGGCCTTGACCTCGGGTTCGAGCTCGCCGGCTTCGACTGCCGTTGGCAGGTCGAACTCGACCCCTACGCCCGCGCCGTCCTCGAGCGCCACTGGCCCGACGTCCGCCGGCACGGTGACATCCGCACCTGGCCAACTCCCGACGCTGAGCCCGTCGACGTCATCGTCGGAGGCTTCCCTTGCCAACCCGTCAGCCTCGCCGGCAAGGGCCTCGCTCAAGCCGACCCCCGCTGGCTCTGGCCCGAGTTCCGCAGGGTGGTTGCCGGGCTTCGCCCCTGTTGGGTCTGCATCGAAAACGTGCCGGGACTGCGGCGCCGTGGCTTGCGCGGAGTGCTGGCCGACCTTGCCGCTCTCGGGTTCGATGCGGAATGGGCGGTGCTCAGCTCTGCCGACGTCGGCGCCCCGCACCTCCGCAAGCGCATCTTCATCGCTGCTTCCGACGCCAGCCGCGTCGAGCTACGGGTCGAACCTGGGTGGTTCGGCAGGGCGTGTCGGCAAGCTGAGGCCGAGTCTCGAGACGATGGCTCGAGCGGGCCTCTGGCCGACGCCGGTGGCGAGCGACGCGCGAGCGTCTGGGCGGCGCAAGCTGCGCGCGGACTCGAAAGCTCACTCCGGGACCTCGCTCTCCGACACGGTGCGCGACCTTGGAGCGCTGAACCCGACGTGGGTCGAGTGGCTCATGGGGTTCCCGCTCGGGTGGACCGCCTGCGCTGCCTCGGCAACGCCGTCGTCCCCCAGGTCGCCACGGTCATCGCAAGGGCAATCCGCACGGCGTGGGAGGGGTGACCATGGGTAGCCGCAAGCGCAAGCCCTCGTCGCGCCTGTGCCGCATGTGCAGGCGCAAGACTCGGCACGGGAGCGGGACTTGCCTGAGTCATCGAACCGAAGGCCCCATGCCACTCTATTTCGCGAGGTTGAAGGCAGCGGAGGCCATCTGCCAGGAGGTCTACGACTACACCATGGATGGTGACAACCCCGTCATGGACGCGCTGCTTGCCGCGTGGCGCAAGGCGAAGGAGGCGAGCGAACGATGAGCGACACACTCAAGCCGTGCCCGTGGTGCGGAAGCACGAACCTGACTCAAGGAATCCTTGGCAGCCGCAACCGTACGGTCGTCTGCGGATGTGGCGCATCACTCACGAGCCTTATGGAGCCAGGAACCACGGTTGAACAGCACCCGTGGAACACCCGCGCGCTCGACGAGGCCAGCTTTCGTGAGGGCATCGAGGCGGCGGCGCGTGAAGTGGAAGGCATCAAAATCTACTACGAGCCAGGGGAGCAGTTTTGGACGCAAGACGACATGAAAGAGCTAGCCAATGCCATCCGCGCGCTCCCCACGCCGAGCACGCTGACGCAGGAGGGAGGCGAGCTGAGCAAGGGAGAAACCGAATGACCCGCAACCCCAAAGGTAGGTTCGACCACGGCGACCGTTCTGGTCTCATTACCATGCAGCTTGCCGCGCTCCGCCTCGGCATCCCGGGCCGGCTCATAGTCCGGTTCCTGCAGGACCAAGGGATCGAGTTTCGGAAGTCCGGTCAGAAGCACAAGCCCGTGTTCATGGTCTTCGAGGAGGACATCCGTCGCCTCGGGGAAAAGCTCGAATCACTACCGGCAAGAGGCCAGTGCCGGCAGCGTCGATCAACAACCCTGGCCAACGAGAAGTAGACCGATGTTCGCAAGCGTTCTGTTCTCTCTCGTGATGCTCCTCGCTCCGGCGAAGACCATCGTCGCCACCGAGATCTACGACCAGGAGCACGTGCTCCTGGTCTACTCGGACCTCTCCATGGCCGTCGCACCCATCGCGACCCTTGCCCCCGATGGCACGTTCATCGGCGGCACCACGATCGACGTGCAGCCCACAAGCGACAAGCTCGTTGCGCGCTGGAAGGATGCCAACGGCATCGAACACGAGGTCGTCACCGATTGCGTGACGATGAAGCCCATCGACTGCGCGATCCAGCACAGCAAGATTCTCAAGACGATGGTCGAAATCTACCCGGTCAAGAAGGATTGACCGGGCAGTAGAGTTAGGAGTCCCCAAACATGAACAAGATCCTCAGCACGCTCAAGGTTTCTCTCCCCACCGGGATGGATTACTGGCCGACCTACTCGCCGGTGGTCTGCCCCGCCAAGCTCTTCTTCAAGCCCAGGCTGGTGAACCCCGCCGACCTGCAGCGCATCGCGGTCAACACCACGCAGGCCACGCTTGCTATCACCCCAGTGGGCAAGACGCCTCGCCTGTGGCCCGATGGGAGCGTGCGCGAGGTGCGCGCTGACGTCTTGCTCAACGGGAACTGGAGGCAGGGCGACTCCATGAGCGTCGTCCTCCTCGATGCCCCGGCGGGGAAGAAGATCGACGACGTAGTTAGGCCTGCAGTGACAACGGCTGCCAAAGGATTCAAGGCCGCCGATGCTGCGAGGGACGTGCTTTCGTCCACCTTCAAGGCCAAGGACCCGAATCCCGAGTTCGCGGTGATGTGGGGTGGCGAGACGGTTCCATTCGGTGCGACCTACCTTCTCAGTTCGACCGACTTCGTTACGGACTACGTGACGAAGGGACAGCTCCCGGGAGGTCGGTTCGTCAACCTCTACACGAGGTTCACGGTTGGCATCGGCCTTGTCGAGTGGTGGCTGCACTACGGATGGGCGGACGGCCACGATCCCGCGCCGAGCAAGGACCTCGCCGATGTGCGAGTCGTCGGCAACAACAACATGCAGATCTACGTCTGCGACGCCGAACTCAAGACACTTGGAACGATCGGCGATCAGGTCTACGGCAGTTACATCACGAGCCCCGCAGGGAACTGGAACGACGGACAGAGCTTCGCCGTTCGAGGTGTCGCGGTCGTCGGTGACATTGGCGCGACCCCGATCGTCCCGCCCGTGGTCTGGCAGTCCGATGCCGCCGCGCACGGTGCGTTCGGGTGGATCATCGACACGCTCCCGACCTACGACGCCACGAGGTCGGCGGACGCGTGGGCGAAGTCGCAAATGTCGAAGCTCGTCTACGGTGACCCGTGCCAGGGCGGCTACTGGGTTCCCACCGAGGCGGGGCAGACTGGCGACCACGCCGGCTTCGGTCTCTTGGGTCCTGCGAGCGCCGTGTTCTACGGCTCGAGCGAGGCGATCAACCTCATGCGCTTCTCGTTCTACCAGGAGGCTCTGCGCCCGATCTGGTGGGGTGGCACCAACCATGAGTTCAACAACATCCCGAACGATGTCATGGTGTGGGACGAACGCCCCCACCCCGCCGGCAACATGCTCGGCAAGTCCAGCGTCCCGAACATTTACACGAACGGGCTGCGCACCCAATCCGGCCTGATCTGGTGGGGCATGGACCGCCAGCACGGCGAGGATGTGAACTGGATCACCTACCTCACCCTCGTGTGCGACCCGATGGCCGAGGACATGGCGCGTTGGCGCTCGAAGCTGTGGATGGCGATGCTGCGCACCGACACGGGGAACGAGACGATCGACTCGACGGACTCGGGTCGTGGAGCTCGCCTCCTCGGGATGCTCTGCCGCTACTACATTGCCCGCCCGAGCGCGGAGATCGCCGACTGCATCCGCAAGCGGATCAGCCTCTACGGTCGCGGCGTGGTGGGCACCGGCACGAGCCTAACGAGCTCGGCCAAGGTCGCGCCCCAGCAGGTCTACGGCCCGAGCGATCAGGCCGGCGGACTCCCGCTGAACCACTGGCGCCCTTGGGAGGACGCGATCGTGGCCTACGTGCTCGCGCTCTGCTACGCCGCCATCGGCGACCCCGTGGCCCTCGCGAGCGCGCAAGCCCTGGCTGCCAATCTCGTGCAGCACGGCTACGAGACGAAGCCGGACGGATCGAAGCGGATCTACGTGGCCCTCGCGTTCAACGACGGCGTTCCGCTGAACGAGGGGCAGTTGAAGGACCCTGCCCTCGCGAAGACGAGCGAAGGCACCGGCTACAACCTGTGGTCGGACTCCGCTGCAGTCGTCGCGTGGAACTCCTCGATCATGCTGGGCGAGCAGAAGCCCGACGCGAGGCCGGCCATGATCGAGACGATGCGCGCCGCGTTCGCCGTGTTCACCGGCACGCGGTCCGCGTCGAACCCCTCGATCTTCAACTCGCCGTTCGCGAAGTATGAAGAAGCGGGGGAGAACAGCGAGTGGACGTGTCTCGAGATCCTCCCGCCTCCGGCGTGGTTCTCGTTCTCCGACGCCGCGTTGAACTGAGTCACCATGGCATCCCTCGTCCCGACACGCCCCATCGTGATCGACACGAGGGAGCAGACGCCATGGACGTTCCCTGACGGCATCAAGACGGTGCGCCGGGGCATCCACTTCGGCGACTACACGCTCGATGGCCTCGACGAGATCGTAGCCATCGAGCGGAAGTCGGCGATGGACATGATCGGGTGCGTTGGCCAATCGCGTAGTCGCTTCGAGAAGCATCTCTATGGCCTCGCTGATCTTCCGTTCGCGCACGTCATCATCGAGTGCTCCATGCGCGCGCTCTGCGAGACGTGCTCCAAGACCGGCGTGAACGTTTCTTCACTCGTAGGAACGATCGTCGCTTGGCAAGCGGCCACCGGCGTCCACTTCTGGACTCCGGACGACAGGAGGTTCGCCGCGGCACTTGCGGTGCGCATCCTCTTTCACTCAGAAAAAAAGTGGGACCAGAAGCTAGCCCAAGTGGGTGTTGGTCAGAACACACCGCTACACCTTGTAGGTGAGCCGACGCGCCTTCTCTCGGAGGCGGTTGACGAGTATAGGGGCGGGTCCACTCTTCCTCCTCGATAGACCCCGCCAGCCCGGCGGGGATCGGACTGGACATGGCAAAGCAAGTTGGCGGTCACCAAGAGAGCTACTGGAAGTTTCGGATCAACGTCGACGCGGTGCTGAGCGAGCTCAACATCGCCATCGACAAATCGCAGGGCGACTTCTACATGGCGCACTGCCCACTGCATACCGACGCGAACGCATCGCTCGAGATCGCGTCGAAGTTCTTGGTGCGTGGATCGGAGTCGTTCGAGCCTGGATATTGGAACTGCTTTGGAGGCTGCGGGAAGGGCGACATCGCGCTTCTGCGGAGCATGATCCTGGGGATCGACTACAAGCTCGCGCGCCGGCAGATCATCGAGCGGCACTGCCCCGAGCTGCTCGTCACGATCGAGTCGGGAGCGGGCAGCAAGAAGAAAGACCAAGCCCCTCTTCCAGCGGAGACTGCGCTGAACCTGTGGATCAGCAACCTCGCGAAGAACGAGGCGTTCCTGAACTACGTGAAGAACGCGAGAGGGATCTCCGAGGCGGTCATGCTGGCCGCGCGCCTTGGCGAGGATGGGATCGGGCACGTGACGTTCCCGGTCTACGCTGCGGACGGGAAGACGCTGCTGAACAACCGGGTCTACGCCGCCACGAAGGAAGCGAGGGATCGCGGCGACCCAAAGATCGAGGGGGTGTTCGGGCGGGGCATCCAGCTCTACCCGATGTGGATGGTCGAGAAGGCCTCTCGGCGTCGCGTGTTCGTCGAAGGAGAGTGGGACGCGCTCATCCTCCATTCGATTGGCGAGACCGACACGCTGACCACGACGGGCGGTGCCGGCAACTACAAGATGGAGCTGATCGAGGACTGGTTTCCAACGGGAGCCGGATCGGAGGTCGTGCTCTGCCTCGACAACGACGAGCCTGGCAAGAAGGCGACGCGCAAGCTCACCACCATGCTCCAGACTGCGGGCGTCCAGACGATCCTCCTCGTGCAACTGCCGAGCGGGCAGAAGGACATCACCGACGTCTTGACTGCGGTGCCGGTGGAGAAGCGGGCCGAGACCTGGAAGAAGCTGCTGGCCGGAGCGGTGCGCCGCGAGCTCGGCAAGACGAAGTGCTCCGGCCTCGTCGCCGAGAACGGCTGCCTTGTGGTCGAGGAGACGGGTGAGATCATCGCCCCGTTCACTGGTCAGGTGATCTCGAGTGGGCTGCGCCGCTTCGGTTTCGGGAAGACGGGCCGGGTGTTCACCATTCAACTGCTGCATCGCGATGGGAAGACCAAGCTAGAAGTGGTCCACGACAACGGGGATTTCCTGGTCGACTCGGTGCAGAAGTCCGCGAAAGCCGGATCGATGTGGGCGTTCGAGCGCAAGATGAGCGACCGCGTGTTCACGTGGCTCGCGCAGGCCGGCGCTGAGACCGAGGTGAAGAAGGACATCGGCTACTGCTTCGGGTTCGATTCCACGGTCATTGGCCCGGATCAGTTCAAGTGCTTCTACACGCCGAGCACATTGTTCAAAATGCACGGCGCCGAGCCGAACACCGAGATCGCGATGGAACCACCGGCAGAGTTCCTGCGGAAGATGGACCTTCCGATGCCCGAACCCGATCGAGTGCGAGCTGGGCTCAAGGTGACGTTCGAGAAGGCCTACCACTGCCACGCCGCGAGCGCGATGGCGCCCATCCTCGCGGTCACGTTCATGGCCCCGGTGTTCCGGGCTTGGTGGCAGAACGAGGCACGGTTCCCGACCATGCTCTACGGCAAGAGCGGATGCGGGAAGACGACCCGCTCGATCATCGCGCTCAGCTACTTCGGGCACTTTCGGTCGACCAACGACCTCGTGACCGTGGGCGGGCGCAACGGCAGCGGATCCACGTTCAACTCGGTCTCGACGATCCAGGGGTTCGCGGGCGACTCAGTGTTCGTGATCGACGACCTAGGGCTGTCCAGAACAACGGACGACCGGCAACGCGAGATGCTGGTCGACTTCCTCCAGAGCCAGAGCCAAGGCCTCGGACGCACGAGGATGTCGAGCGCGGGGACCCTCATCACCGCGCAGATCCCTCGAGGCCTGCCGCTGATCTCGACGGAGATCCTGCCTTCCGAGGACGAGTCGCAAGTCGCGCGCGCCTTCCTCGTGAACATGCCGGCCTCGTTGCCGCTGCGCGAGGAGCCCTACGCCTCGAACTACCAGGAGTGCTTCGACTTCCTCGTGGACCGGCACCATGCCATGGCCGGTTGGATCGAGTGGAACGTGAGCTCGCCGGCTGCTGGGCTCGCCCTGTCCGACGCGCAGAAGGTGGCGAAGCCGATGATCGAGGCGATCGCCGACTCGGTGGCCCCGACCTGGCGCTCGATCAACAACGCCCCTCGCATCGTGGGTCGGTGGACGGCGGTGACCGAGTGCTGGTTCATGCTGCTCACGTTCGCCTACGAGAAAGGCGTGCTCACCGCAGACGACGTGACCAAGTTCGCGACCGAGTGGCGCGAGTCCGTGGTGCCGCTCAACCTGTTCACCGCGCTCGGTTTCCTTGTGCAGAGCGGGCATAAGGAAACGTTCATGTCGGGCCTCATTATGGCGCTGCAGAGTGGCAAGGCCACGCTGCTGTCGCGTTACAACAACATGATGCTGCCGAGCTACCACCAGCCATCGGCAATCATCATCGGATGGTTCGACACGCCCACCAACCTCGGATGCGGTCTCGAGGATGCGGTATCCTACTGCGGGCAGTCCATCGTCGTGACCCTCTCCTCGTCCTCGGTAGCCTCCATCAGCCAGGGCAAAGGCTCTGTATCCCAATGGAAAACGATAGTGCAGTTTCTCAAGTCGTCGGACTACATCTCAAAGTCGTTCCAGACGACATCGAAGGAGATTCGGCTGTCGAAGAAGGGGGCGATGGAGCTCCTGTCGTGGCTCCCCGGAGTGTCCCTGTGAACGAGGTGACCGTGGCCGGCCCGGTGTCCGACGAGGTGGCAAGCATGTCGCTGCAGCGGATGAAGGCCGAGCTCGATCGTGTCTGTCAGATCAGTGCAGACCAGCAGAAGCGGGCCGTGCAGATCGCGGTCGACATGATCGAGGAAGGCGTGCAGGCGGTGACCGAGAAGGGCAAGCCCGACCACGCGATCCGACTGGCCTACTTCCGCGAGCTCACCAACCTGTTCGGTCTGAGCATGAGCGACCGGCTCAAGATGATGGAGCAGTTCGAGCGGCTGGTCGCGCGCACGATGACCCACTCGGAGCGCAACAAGAAGATGGACATGACCGGCATCCGTGCGGCGCTCTCACCGCACGCGAAGACCGAGCTCGGGCTCTAGGCTGGTCAGTTCTGCCCGTCGCTGGCCCGCCGCAGGCGAGCGAGGATGTCGCGCACCCGGCTCGCCGCATCCTGAACCGGGATGCCGTTGAGCGTCGCGTAGTCCATGATCGCCTGGCGCGCAGCGCTCGGGTTGATCTTGAGCACCGAGAAGATCTCCTTGGCATCGCTCGCCGAGATTTTGCCCCGCGTCAGCAGATCGTCGATCTCGGAGAACTGCACGGCGCCTCCCGAGGAGAAGACCGCGCGGGCCACGGGCGACTTGAGCTGCGTGTAGCGCACGGCAGCGATCGCCTCGTCGTTCGAGAGGGGAGCGAACCCCGCTGCGCGCAGCGCGGTTGAGGTCTCCTGGAAGATCGAGGCGCGGGCCTTGGGGTCGCTAACCTCGTCGATCCGATCGCGCATGTCCCGGATCATGTCGGTGCGCTTGGCCTTGAGGTCCAAGAGCTCCTGCGAGATCGCCTTGGACTGCGAGGCGTAGATGCCAGCCTGGTCCTGCGGGTCGACGATCGGGACCGGCGAGAGGTTCTTTTCAATGGCCTTGTTCACCCGGCGAGCCGAGTCACGCTCGCTGGTTCCGAGGGACCGGACGTTTTCGAGGGTCATCGGGACGCCCGAGACTGCGGGCGCCATCTGCTGCAGCGAGTAGGTAGCCGCGAGACCGACTCGAGCGAGCACGCCGCTCGACTCGTCGAATACCTTGCCGCCAGGGAGCTTGGGGTCCACGCCGCCGACTGCACCGAGCACGGCCCGGCCCATGTCCATGAACGGGTTGGTGTAGGAGCCCGAGCCGTAGGGGGAATCGAGAAGGTTGGACCACCGCGCCGCACCCTCCATCGGGTTGAGCGTCGTGAGGTCCAAGTAGGTCATGCGCCCCGTCTTCTTGTCCCGGGACACCGGCAGAACGAACTGCTCGAAGGCTGTGGCGGCCAGCCCGTGGCCGGCGATCTCGGCAGCGTTGCGCTTGTCGTCCTCGGTCTCTCCGGTCAGCATCGAGAAGAGTTGCCGTGCGGCCCAGGCGAAGAGGAACGGTGTTGCGAGGGTGGAGAACGGGGCCTTCGCGCCATACTTCAAGGCCGAGCGCGCAACCATGTAGTTGAAGCGCTGGAACCAGAAGAAGGAGCCGACCGAGTTCATGATCGGCGTCATTTCCTGGTAGTTGTAGAGCGACGCCACGCGCTCGATCGCCTCGTCCTTCCCGAACTTGGCCTTAAGCTCGCGGTAGGCAATGAGCTTCGCCAGGACGTCGCTCTTGCTGTAGGCGTTCTCGATGCCGCCCGAGATCGCGCCGAGCTTGTCAGGTGAGCGGAGCACGTCGTCGATGCGGGCGATGGCCTGATAGAAGAGCCCTCTATCCCGGCCGGAGGCCAGGTCGTAGATCGCTTCGCGCGAGGAACGATCGCTCACGATCTGCTCGACCGCGAACTCGGTTCCGATTTGCCCGGCTGCAGCGAGCTCGCGATAGACCGGCCCGTTCGTCTTGATTTCGTTCTCTGCCCAAGCCTTGTTCTCGTGCGTCCACTTGCCATGCACGCCGATCGTCGAGAGGACGAACGTCTGCGACAGCTCTTGGCGCAGGAACGACATCGGGTTCGCCGTGACCATGGCCCGCTTGACCATGCCGGTCACGAGGGACAGGGACTCGAGGAGGTCGTTCTTCCAGTAGCGGGTGCGCTTGGAGAGCTCGTGGACCGAGGGGTGAACGAACATCCCGTCGAGCGGGCCGAGGAACAGGCGCTCGCCGCCGTGCTCGGCAGCGACTTGCTTGTAGGCACCAGGAGCCGAGCCCCACAGTTGCCGCGCTTCCGCCTCGGTTGCAACCGCGAGGGCGGGATCAGCGGCTATCTTGTTGAACATTTCGCGGAGCGACTGAGCCGTGCGCTGCGCGATGATGTTCTTCGGGATCAGGTAGCGAGGGTCGGACTTGAACTCGGACGGGTCCAAGACGCCCTGCTTGCGAGGCATGAACGGGCCGATGTTGGCCATGCCCGTTCGGATGCCACCGGCGACAACCTGCTGTGAGGTCTGCGCCATGACGTTCGAGGAGAACGGATCGTTGGTCTGGCGCAGCGCCGCATCGACACCGATCTTTGCAGCGATGTCGGGGTTCGCCCGCATGGCCTTCGCGAGCTCACGGGCCGAGGAACCCTGACCCTGCGGGTAGTAGTCCTTGATGAGCCGTTCGGGCGTGAGCATCCCGAGCTCGACGTCACGAGCGCCCATCTCGGCGAACACGGCCTTCGCTTCCTCGTAGACTTCTCGAAGCTCGGGAGGCGGTTCCTCCTTGCCTTGGATCGCGCGCACGAGCGCGTAGCTCTTACTGCCCTCGACGTGCGGATCGTCGCCCAGGACTTCGAAGAGCTTGCCCGACATGATCGCGGCTTCGCGCTCACCTTCGGACTTCTGCGACTGCTGCTCGCGAGTGAGGCGCAGGATCGCGGTCGGCGGACGTCGTAGTGCCCAATCGAGATACTGCATCGCACCGGCTGTCATGTAAGCCAGTGACCCGCTCGGGGTTCCCATGTGCTCGATCGCGTAGTCGCTGATCCGGTTGCGGAGCTCGCGGATCTTGCCGAGGGCAATGCTCCAGGCCTTGCCAATCGCGTTCATCGCTGCCGTAGTCGGCGTCGCGAAGAGCTTGTCGATCGCGCCCATGGCCCTCGACACGCCGGCCATCGGCCATTCGCGCACGATCGTGCCGACGTTCCGCAGCACCGGCGCGATCGCCTTCTCGTAGGCCAGCTTGGTGAAGGCCCACACCTTCTTCCCGAGCTCGACGTTCTTGATGACGCGATAGCCGAAGTAGGACATCGCGGCCATGCCGAGGCCGAGGGCGGTCGGGGCCGCGTGGCCTTCGCCGAAGAAGGCGAATGCCGGCGCAGCCGAACCGATGCGCTTCGACTCAGCCTTGAGCGCTGAGATCATCTCGCGCCAGGCGGTCTGGAGCTCGGTCCCGCCCTCGCTCATCATCTGCGAGTCGAGCCGCGACTCCCGCTCGTTCAGCGTCCGGGAAACGATGTCCCGCTGGTCCTGCGGCAGCGCGTCGAACCACGAGGAAGGCGACTCCTCGCGATCGCGCGCAAGGGTTGCCTCCTTCTTGAGCGTCGCGACCGCCTCCTCGTAGGCCTTTCCGGCCTCCTTGCGATACTTCGCGACCGTGCCCCGGTCGACGCCGAGGAGGTTCGCGACGCGATCGTTCGTGAGTTCGATCTTGTCCGGGCTCTGGTCGACGCGCTCGGCTGCGGCGAACCGCTTGAGGGCGCCGAGCCGTTCCATGTTCGCGATCTCGGGGTTGGGCTGCCCACGGCGCAGGCTCCACGGCTTCTCGAGGAGGATGCGTAGGGGCGAGGGGACGCCCTCGCCGGCTGCTGCAGCGCGCGCAGCCTCGTAGGACTCCGAGGAGGTGGCCAGCGTGCCCTCGCGCTTGCGCTTGCGTGCCCAGGTCGCATCTTCCTCGAACTTGGACAGCGCTTGGATGGCGGCCTTGGTGTTCTTCGAGGGTTCGACTGGCGGCTTCTCGGCCTTTCCAGCCTTCGGCTCTGCTGGCTCTACCGGCTCGTTTTGAGCCGACGTAGCCAGCGTAGTCGGCTCTTCCGGGATCTTCTCCGCAGCCTTGGCCTGCTCCTGAGCCCGCTTCTCGGCTTGCTTGACCCGCCGCTCGTTCCCGGTCTTCTCGATGCCCAGGACGCGCTCCAGCGACTTGTCGGCGTTCGAGAACCCCGCTGCCGTGGCCATGATCTCGTGCGCCACGTCGAGCATGTCGCCCGCGTCGCGCATCCGAGAGAGGGCGGCCATGAACGCCGGGTCCGACACGAGGGACGCGGTCTCGTGGATGAACGGGTCCTTCTCGGAACCGTTGCGGATCATGCCGACCGCAGCGTCCAGAGACTCGAGCGCGCGCTTCACGAACGCCGCCTCGGGTCCGTCCTGGAACGATCCCGACATTTCGATCGAGCGGATGACCCGCTTCAGCGAGTCGGAAGCGTCGGCCAACGCCTTAACCGGCTTCTTCTTCGAGGGAAGCGCCGCTTGCTTGTCCGACTCGAACCAGGACTGTCCACCGTCCACCGAGTCGTAGAGCTTGCCGAAGCGCAACGTGGTGAGGCTGCCGTCCGCGCGCTGGTAGATGCCGGCGATGTTCTGCTCGACACCCATCTTCTCGGCCAGCATCCGCATGACCGCCGCGTCCGTGTTCGAGCGAAGCGCGAGGGCCTTGGCGATCGCCTCGGCTCCCTCGCCTTGGAACCGCAAAGGTTCCTTGCCGGGGTTGGATCCGAGGAGCGTGGACTTCGGGAAGGCCTGCGCGAACAGGTCGTGCGGGACGACGATCTCGAAGCTGCCAGTGTCGCTATGCGAGAGCTTGAGGTTGATCTTGCTCGGCGAACCTGGGAGCTCGAGCTCCACGGTCGCGCTCTCCCCGTGCTTGCTGACCTTGTTGGTCAGCGACCAACCGGCGTCCACGAGGGAAAGGATCGAGGGCGGGACCGCACTGCGCGGGGCAGCGCCGGCCTTGACGTTGGTCTCGGCAAGGGCGTTGGCTTCCTTGCTGCGCAGATCGAACGACTTGGCTCGGTCCTCGGCGACGAGCTGCGAGGTGAGCGCTTGGTCCTCGGCCTTCGCCTTGGCTGCAGCGCCAGCTTCGGCAGACCGCTCGGCGACGACTTGATCGCCCTCGGCGGCTGCGGCCTCGCCCTGCAGTTGCTTCGCCTCGGCCATGTTGGCGACGTCGGCGTTCTTCTCGCGGAGCTTCGCGCCGAACCCCGTTGCCTCGAACAACGCGCGCTCGAAGTTCTGGTGTTCGAGCTCGCGATTGCGCGCGCGGTAGAACGGGATCTGCGAGGGGGCGATCCCTCGCATGAGTGCCATGCCGGCGGGACCGGCGACTCCGAACGTGATGAGGGCGCTTTCGAGCCCCTTCCAGTCCTTGTTCAGAACCGAGTGGACGATCGGGGCGTAGGCCTCTAGGTCGGCAGCAAGGAGCGGGAACGCAAGGCCTTCGACTGCGCCGGCGGCCACCTTCGCGAACAGACCTCGCGAAGGGTTGTGGTTCAGCCAGGTCTCGACCTCGAGCACCTTCTCAGCGGACGGCGCCCCGAGCTTGCCGAGGATGGCGTTCTCGACGTAGTTTCCGAGGCGGCCAGTGATGACCATGGGTAGGGCCATGACGGCGCCAAGGGCTCCGGCCTTCGCTCGGTCGATCAGCTTGCCGTCTGCTCCGATCGCGCTTGCCGTGCCCCAGCCAACGGCCTGCCCGGTGATCTCGGGAGCCCACCGGAACGCCGTCTCGGTCAGCTTTGCCGAAAGGGTCGGCGACAGCTTGAGGATCGACTTCCCGGTCTGCTCCATCGCGGTCTTCAGGAGCTCGCCGGAGTTGACCGCATCCTCGGCACGAGAGAGCGAGAGTCCCGCCTTCTCGACCGTGTTGATGAGGCCCCGGTCGATCCGCGCCGCGAGGGAACTCGACACGCGAGCGCCGATCGTCTCGGCCAGCTTTCCCTCGGGGCCGCCGACCATGCCGAGGAGGCTGCCCAGCATCTCGCTTCCGCGCAGCATCGCCGCCGCCGGGGTGCCGACGTCATCGCCGATCGAGCGGAGGTATTGCTGGCTGGCCGTCTGCTTCTCGTAGGCCTGGGTGATCTCCTTGATCGCATCAGGGTTGCCGAGCCTGGACTGCACCGCAGCAATCGGGTTCTTGAGCGTGGTCGCCGCGCGGTTCAGAGCCTCCTGCGCGTCGATGTGCGGGATCTTCGCGCCGAACAGGTTGAGCGCACCGGCAGCGAAGTTGTGGATCGAGGAGAGGGCGCCGCCCGCCATCGCCTCGGTCGTCTGATCGAGGAGGACGGCGGTCTTGCCGAGGACCGACATCCCCTCGGACGGTCCGCCTTTGTCGCCCCAGCCCTTGAACTGCGAGAGAAGGTCGGGCGTGATCCCGGGCTCGTCGTAGTTGTGGACCCCAGCCGCACCGACCTTGTTCAGGTCATCGAGGAGCGGGTTCGATGAGGATGGGCGAGTGGTTGGCCCCTGCGGGTCTTGACCAACCGGGTCAGACGTCTCGAGCCCTTGAAACGAGGTCACTTGTCACCGAATGCCTGGGCCAACTTGGACGGTGGGATGCCGTGGAGACGAGCGTTCACGATGATACGCAACTGCTTCATCTCCTCCGGGCTCAGCGTCTTGCCCTTGGCCTTCATGTCACTCATGAGACGGTTGTAGTCCGAGACGATGGGCAGGATGACGCTCATGCGAGCGCCAGAGCGGTCGACTCCGCTATCGCCCCCACCGGTCTTCATGAGCACGCTGTCGGTTCTTTGCGTCTGCGCGATGAGTTCGTTGTCCGGCTTCCCGCCAGGGAACAACGTGTCGAACGTGATGTGCTTGAAGCTGCCGTCATCAAGCTGCACCTGCCACGCCGGCTGATTGAGCGACTGCACGACGTTGTAGCGCTCTTGGTCACGGGACTGGCCGACTGTTCGAGGGGGCGAGGCTTGGCCCGTGCTGCTCGAGGGGGAAGGCTGCGAGTAGCCCTGTTGCCTTGATCCGTTCTGCCTTTCTGCGAAGCCCTTGCCATAGACCTTGTCCACGATGTCCTGGACTGCCGCAGTGATTTCGTCAGGCTTGAACCCACTCATCTGCGCGTTGGCGGTCATGGTCTTGAACACGTTGGCGTAGAAGTCGCCGTAGTCGTTCAACACCTTCTGGCTCTGCTTCGCCTTGTATTGCTCCATCTCCTGAGCGGTTGCCTTCACAGGCTTCACCATCCCGCCTTCGATGACCCACTTGTTCCCGTCCTCGGTCACCTGACCGATGTGCGGGAGGATGGCCGCCGACATCTCGATCCCACCCGAGTCGATCGCAGCCTGCTTCTTCTTCGCCTCGGCAAGCTGATGCTCCATCGTGTCGTTGTGCAGCTTCGCCGATCGCAACTGCTCGGCCACCGATCCGTTCGCCATCATCTCGCGCTGCAACTGGATGCGCTGCAGCGCCTCCTGCTTGCGCACCTCGATGTCGGCGACCTGGGCGTGGTTGTAGGCCCGCTCCATGTCGAGCTTCTGAGACTCGACGGTCTGCTGGAACGCCCGAGCCCGCTCGCTCGCCGTGAACTCGGCTTGCCACTGGAGCGCCTTGGTCTCCTGCTCGGCCTGCCACCGCTTGCCCTGCACGTATTGCTGGGCTCCCTGGGCCACTCCCTGACCAAGAGCGGCAGCACCGCGCTCCTGCGAAGCGTTCGCCTGCTGCGACTGCTCCGCGTTGAAGGAGTCCGTGCGGAACTGCTTGTCTCCTGGTTCCATGGCCATGTGGATACCTCAGCCGATCAAGGCTTCGATCCTCGCATCCATCGCATCGAGGGAGGCGAGCTGTCGATCGTAGAAGCCATCGTGTGCGAAGTCGCGAACGTAGATTTGCGCGGCGATGTCGTAGGAAGCTGGCCCGAAGCGAGCCATGCCACCGGCGATGATGCCCTCACGAGAGGGATAGCTCGAGCCCATGGGCGTTGCCGGTCCGAAGGCCGACGCGCCCGGGTCAAGCATGGCGGACATAGGAGCCGAACCGCCAGACGCTTGAGGTCCGCCGGCTGCGCCACCCTGCGCTCCCTCGAGACCGTAGCCACCGCCCCCGCCGCCTCCGAAGCCCTGCTGCCCGCCCTCGCCCTGGCCACCCTGGCCCACGACGGACTTCATCGTTCCTGGGTTCTGAGGTTGCGACGCCGGGCTCTGCGGGTTTGATGGCTGGCCTCCGTAGGCGGATGCGGGTGGAGCTCCAATCTGAGGGGGTTGCCCGGGCTGGCCCTGCTGGCCGCCCTGCTGGACTTGGCCACCAACAAGGTTCTGGTTGCCCGCCCCGCCCATCGAGGGGTCGGCGGCGCCGCCTTGGGCGTTCCCAGCGTTCTTGGCGTTCGCGGCGTTGATCCCACCGTTGATCGCTGCAGCGCCGAGGAGGCTGGCGCCACCGGTGGCAGGCGCAAGCACAGCTCCCGCAGCCGAGATCACGGCTCCTGCGATCTGCATGTTCGAGGCCTGACGCGCGGCCTTCTTGGCCTTCTGCTGCGCCTGGAGTCTCGAGTTGTAGAGCAAGTCCGGCGCCTGGGTCTGGCTGTTCTGCAGCACCTGCGCCATCTGCGAGTAGTATGGCGACGCCATCGCGGCGGCGCCGCCTGGGCGGTAGGACTGCAGTTGCCCAAGCCCGCCCTGCAACGCACTGAGAGCGTCCTGGTTGAGCCCAGCGTTCCGCTCGGCGACCCTGCGCTCCGCGAGAAGCTGGACCTGATCGGCGATCTCGGCGGGCGGGTTCTTCCCCGAGGTGGGGAAGCCGAGGGAATCGACTCCCCCGTATTCCTGCATCATGGCCGCGCGCTTCTGATCGACAGAGGCGCCGCTCTGGTAGTCGCCCTTGCCTCGGACGAACCGAGAAATGTCGTTCAGGAAGCCCATAGGTCAGATCATCACGTCGAGGGCGCCTATGAGGAAGAGCCCCAGCTTGCCGATGCCGGCACCGCCGTAGTTCGTGGTGAGCTCCGATGCCGTGCTCCCCCAGAACATGTGGCCGTAGTTCATGATCTCGTATCCGGCTGGATAGTAGTCGTAGTTCTGCGTCGGTTGATAGACGCGGGAGGTGACCACGCCGGCAGTCGCGCTGTTGTTCGAGTAGTCGCGCATGTAACCGAGGTTGTTCATGCCCTCGATACCGTTGCCGTCGACGTCGAACGTGGTGCCGGCCTGAATGACGTATCCGAAGTTGCTGTGGCGACCGTATGGCGAGACTACGCCGTTCAGCACCGAGCAGTGCGCGAACTGCGTCCCCGCCACCGTCCGCTCGTGGACGAGGCCGATGACGCCGCCAGTGGAGACGTCATCGAGCACCGCCGCGAGCTCGGCAGGATCGGGAGAACCGTTGTAGGTTGGGCCAGTCTTCACCACGCCGGCAGACTGGCCAGCGATCCCGACCGTGTGTTCGAGATCATCCCACTTGCCGAGGGATGCGTCCGCCGCAGCCTTGAAGTTGCGGTTCGTGATGTCGACCGTGGTGTTCGACGCGCCACGCCAGACGAAGCGGTTCGCGAAAGTGCGCTGCGCAGCGGCGAAGCGCTTGAAGTGGATGTTCGGGACCTCGAGAGTGGCAAGGTAGATACCCTTCCACTTGGCGAGTCCGAGGCTGTTGGTCACGTTCTCCAGCGGCTCGAGGAACCTGAGACGGTTCTCGTATTTCCACACACCGGGAAGGCCATAGGCCGCCACGCCCGGGTAGACCGGGTTGAAGTAGATCTTGGTGATCATCATGAGACCCGTGTAGAGGACCGGCGAGTGCGGCCCTCCATTGTGGTCCCAAAACGATTTGTCCATCGTTGGGTTTGCATCAGCGGCTGCGACACCATCGGCGTCCCATTCCACTGGCATCGTGGCGATCTCGAGGACTGCCGATGTCGTGTTGCCGGAACCGTCCGTCTTCAAGGCGGTGTATTTCGCATACAGCATCGCCGAGTTCGGGAACTCGCTGTAATCGAGAAATGTCGAGTTAGAGTAGCTTGCGCCGGCAGGCGTCGGATTGTGCGTGAGCAACAGCCCGAGTTTCATCTTGTTGTTGACCGTGTAGGTTCCAGAGCCCGCGGCGGTCGAGAACGGGGTCGTCAGGTTCGAGTAGACCTGGAGGTTCGTCGCGTCGACACCCTTGACGTAGAATGCCCCGTTGAGGTTTGGGGTCACGCCGGCTTCGGACCCACTTTCGAGGATCGAAGCGGTCACGAACTTGCCGACTGGGACACCGTGCGGTCGAGCCGTGGTGATGACCGTCGTTGCGGCCCTCGTGACCGAGGTGACGAACATCTGACTGCGAACAGTCTCGAACACCGCCGAACCCTGCATCCCACGACCGTAGCCGCGCGAACACACGAGGACGTTCGTGTCCGTGATCCCACCCGGCTCGGTGACGTAGATGCGCTCGACCATCCCGCCCGCGCGAAGGTTGATCGCGACTCGGAACGACTCGCCGGTGATCCCACCACCGAGGGCGTCGACATGGCGCGAGACGATCGGGCCGAAGGTCTGCAGCGTCGACTCGGTGGTAAAGTCGTCCGTCCCCGTCGCAACAGCGTAGAAGTTGCCACCGAGATGGGTAGCTCCACCGCACGGGCCGGGCACCTTCCACCCCGCAGCATTCGCTCGAGCTGCGGTGTGAGCATTCCAGATCATCGTCGTGGGGGTCTTGAAAGCCATGTCAGGTCACCGTGCTTGGTTGAGTTTGGTCTGGAGCTTGCTGGCGACCTTTGTAGACCTCGAAGATCGCTGCTGGGTTGTCGGTTGGAGGCTGTTCCGGAACGTTGGTCTGGCCCTCGAACATCAGGGTAGCCATGAGCTCCCGGACGTTCAACCAAACGGGGTCCTTGGTCGTGTCGTCCCAATAGCACCGCGCCGCGAGGATGATCGGGCGCATGTAGCTGATCGAACCCGTCTTGATCTCGAGCTCGATGACCTCGTAGTCGCGGAGCAAGTTGATCCGAGGGGAGAGCGCCAGGGTCTCGAGATCGTCCTCGCGCCGGGTCTCGACGGTTGGGACTTGGTAGACCTTGAACTCGACGTAGCCGCCTGGGTCGTTGCCCGTGATCGTGGTCCCGGTGCGCCACGGCGTGATCGCCACCGACTCGAGGGGCGTGTCGGGAGCGTGGCCGAGCGGCATGTAGACCGTGTAGAGGCCGGCAACCGGAGCCCCAAGGCGCCCGGACATGGCATCGAGACGAGTGTCGAAATCGTGGATCGCCCCGCAGATCGGGAATCGGTAGGACAGGCGATCCTTGGCGACGAACATCATTTCGCTGCCAGGTCCCCTTCGAGCACGATGTTGTTCAGGCGGATCTGCTGCCCACCGATCACGCGCAGGATTATCGAGAACTCGTGCCCTCGGTTCGATCCGTAGCGGAACATCTTTACCAAGGCCTTACCGGGTGCGGAGTTGCCCGAGGCGTTGTTCGAGGCGAGGTCTCCGAGGAGGTCGTAGCGGCTCGTCGATTCGCTCGTCGGCGCCGATATCGAGGTGGTCGCGCGCTCGGTCTCGAGGTCGACCTTGGCCCACACGAGGGGTGAAGCAGCGCGGCTGAACCTGGAGACGAGGGAGTAGGCCGTGTCGCTCGCGAGGCGGGAGTAGAGCGAGTGGCGAATGCTCACGCTGTCCACCTTCTTCGGGCTGTTGGTGTTTTCCATGTTCATCTTGGCGGTCTCGATGACCATGGAGAGCGTGCCGATTAGGACCGTGTCTCCGACGCTCCACGTGCAAGCCGTGGACAACGAGAGGGTCGGAGTTGGGTCACCATCGGGAGGCGTGACCGCGAGGGTGGAGGTTGCGACAACCTGCTTGCTCGTCGGATTGTAGATGATGACCTCCATTCCGGCGGTCACGTAGGTTCCGTTCACATACTTGCCGCCGCTTGCGGTGTCGTTGACTGTGAGGTCGATCGTCAGATTCGTCGATTCCGTTCCGGCGGTAGTTGCAGTCGCCTTGACTGGCTCGAAGTTACCGTCCTGCGCCGAGTCCTCGAGGGCGCACAAAAGCCAACGCGAGTAGGGCGTGAACGAAGTGTCCGAGGAGTCGGGCGCCGCGACGAACAGCATCCGATGGAGCCCGTCGTCGCACAGGCCTCGCGACATCGAATGGATCGGGAAACGCGGCTTCCACGTCGACCAACCGCCCGTGGTGTAGGAGAACACCAGGATCTCGTCGCACGGAAACTTGGTCTTGAGGTTGTCGCTCGCTGTCGACCACGAGTAGCCGTTGAACCCCTCGTCGACCATCGTGAACGCGAGGCGGCCCGAGCGGACGCCGAAGTAGATGCACTCGCGCTCGGGGTCATGGACCGCCCACGAGTGGAGCATCATGCCCTTCGAGTCGCGCTGGTAGAGCGGCGAGATGCCCGTGAACGCTTCGCGCAGATCGTTGCCAATCCAACGGAGTTGGTTGTTCGAGAGGATCACCGGGCCGCGATCCGAGAGCCAGGCAAGCCCACCGGGGAACTCGACCATCGAGTTCGGCGCGATGCACCCATACTGCGAACTCAAGAGGACTGGCGCTGCCCCGCGAGGAGACTGGTTCCACGTCATCACGTAGGTCTGCGTCCTCGTGCAGATGACGAGGGAGTCCTGGTAGCGGCCAAGCGCCTCGACGTCCTCGTCACCATCGGCGTCGACGATGATGCGGTTGATCGAGGGAGTCTCGCCTGGGCGGCCCTGCTCGGAATACCAGATCTGCCCGCGAGGAAGCACGAGGTAGGCGTTGCGCGAGGAGTTGCCGTAGGTCTGCTCCTGCACAAACCGGAACCCGTCGACTTGGTAGCGCGGCCAACAGTTCTCGGGGTTGGCAAGAGCGCTCGTCCCGTAGCTCGTGTGCATGAGCTTGTCGATCGTGACCGTCTTGTCGAGCGGGACGCCAGGCGGCGTGGTCACTCGATCAGCGTAGCTCACGGTCTCGGGGTCGCCCTGGAACGACTCCTGCGAGAAGAGGTCCGTGCCGGCGTAGGCTGGCGGGATGCCAGCGTTCGCGACGTTGAACGAGGCATCGAGCGTGTTGGCGCTCGAGTCGAAGTTGCCGCACGCGATCTGCTGCTTCTTCCGGTGCGAAGTGTTCGCGTTGATGACGTCGAACTTCGTCGTGATGCCGCCGCTCTGCAGCTCGTTGCGCTGACCGACGTCGCCGAAGGACCCACCGTAGAACGTGGTGCCCTTGATCGTGCGCACGGCCTTGCAGCCCATCGGCATCTGAGGGATGACCGGAGGCGGCTGCGTGAAGTCGATCTCCTCGCGAGCGGACTGCTCTGGATCGAAGTTGTAGAGGTTGAGGTAGATCAACCCCTTCGTGATCGGACCCGAGTAGTTGTTCGGCTCGGCGCCGAACTTCGGGATCTTCACGTTCTTGTAGAAGCCGAGGACCGAGCCGTTCTTCCTCGAGACGTAGACGTTGATCGAGGTGGCGTGGCACTCCGCGAGGAGGTAGCCCGGGTGAAGGTAGAAGACCTCGATGAACTTGCGCGCGCCTGCTCCGGAGCCACCGACCGTTACCGACACGGCTTCCGAGGCGAGGCCGACCTCTCCGGTGAAGTCGTCCTTGTAGGCGACCTGGACCTTGTAGACGCCATCGGGAGTCCAGATCGCCGTTGCTGCCGGCGTCGTGATCTGATCGTTGTTGACCTGATCGGTGCCGATGTCCTGGAGGATGGCCTTCGGGAGCCCAAGGGAACGAGGGCGGTCGTATCCGGTGTTGGGGTAGAAGTTGACGCCAGACGATCCGGCATCAGTCACGGGCAGAACGTAGGGCGCTTGGAACGCTACGCCGTAGCCCGGGGCTCCCATGAGCACGCGCGTGCCAGCGACATCGAGGGAGAGGCGACGCGGGATCTGCTTGGGCCGGCGCTTGGGCTTGCCCTGGTATCCCTCCTCAATCAGCAGGCCGAACTTGCCGCCCCAATCGCGCACCGTGTTCGCCACGAGCGCGACGCTCGGAGCGAGTACGGTCGGCGACGTGAGGCTCGGCTTGTCCTTCATAGTGTAGGTAGTGAGCGAGTAGGAGTCGTAGGCCGGGTTGCGGCAAGCCGTCGCCTTTCCGTTCTGCGCCCCGTTTGCCGCGAACGTCGTCGGCACTTCGAGGGTGAAGGTCAGCGTGGTCGTGGCGCCAGGAGTCAGCGTGACGACGCCGCTGTTGACCTTGAGCCGTTGGCGATTGAGCGCGGCGGCGCCCGGACCAGTGATCCCCTCGAGGAGGATGTATTCGTTCAGCGCCGGGTAGTAGTTCGCCGAGTTGTAGACCCCGGTGATCGAGACCGTGATCGTCACCGAGTATGGACCAGGACCGCTAGTAGCCGAGTAGGCCGTGACGGCATCGCCAGCGGCAATCAAGTGCGTGCGCCGGTAGTCGGACTCGCCGATCAGAACGAGGCGATCGCGCACGCTCGCGAGGCCATGCGGGATCGCGAGGTTGTTGTAGGCGAAGAAGAACGAGTAGACCGGATTGTTCTTGTCGAGCGACGCGGCGTTCCTCGTCCACACGTAGATCCGACCGGCGGGCCGGTTCGAGATGACCGCCGACGCCTTGCTCGCGTTGGTCGTGTCGAGGGCGGACCCACCAACGAACGGGGCGATCGTTAGGGTCTTGCCAGACAGGTCAGCAACGTTGTTGAAGGTCGCGAGGTAGAGACCGTCGATCCCGTTGTCACCGAGACCACCGAACGCGCCATCGGGGATGAGCACGCTCCCTTGCTCGGTCCACTTCGACATCTCGATGAACACGTAGTATTGCGTGCCGTTCGCGATGCGATGCGGAGCCGAGAGCGTGACGTTGCAGGTCGTGCCCGCGATGAACACCGGGGCGTAGGACGCAATCTCGAAGTCGTTGGTCACCGCATCGTAGAACTGCGTGTTCCACGTTGGGATCGCCACTGGCCGCCATCCCGGGAACCTGCGGAGCTCGGTCCCATCCGAAGAAGGGTAGACGTTGTCGAGCGTCGTGAAGCTGCGCTCGGCATTGTCGAAGACGGTGAGGTCCGTCTGGCCTTTCCACGTCCCTTGGCGAAGCGGGAGCAGACCCATCAGACCGTCCTATTCCACTCGATGTCGTTGAAGAAGTTGTTGCTGTTCACCGGCTTCGGCGACATCAGGCGAGGGTGCTGGGTCCGGCGCAGCGCGTTCATGATGCGCTTCACGTTGAGCAGCTTCTCCTCATACTCCTTCTTGTGGAGCAATAGCGCGTCGGGGCTGACCGAGGTGTCGAACTGCGCCATGCGGTAGCACACTCCGAGCACGATCACTTCCTGGAACCGGCGCGGGATCACGCAAACGTCGGTGTCGCTGTCCATGCGCTCCCACCGAGTTTCGTAGTCCATGATGTAGTCGCCACTCGAGGCGGCATAGCCGGTCTGGATGTCTCCAGCGGCCATGAGGAGCGAGCCTTCGGTGGTGTAGCCGATCTGCTTCCACGAGACGTTCTTCCCGTCCGTTGTCGAGAGGCGAAGCACGCGCTCGGCGTAGTTCGGCATCGTGAAGTAGCCGTTGCCGTCGATCGTTACCGAGATCGTCTCGCGCGTGCGGATGAACTCCGCGAGGTCACCGAGGCGGTTGATGATGTCGTCCTGCGCGTCGTTCGCGAACTGCTTGGAAAGCGCGAGGTCGAAGTCCGTCTCGCGCGACGATCCCTCGTATCGCAGCCTCGCCCGCTCCACGATCTGCGCGAGGGTGAGTCGGTCGCGGCGCAGCGTGTCGATCTTCTTGAAGTCGAGATCCTGGGCCTCGAACGACAAGAGGTAGAGCGTGCGTAGCGCAGCCGATCCGAACCCGAACACCCACGAGTAGTAGTTGTTCGCCGAGATGATCGCGTAGTCCCGCTGCTCCTTCCATTCGAGGTCAGGAGCGAAGTCGTCATCGTTGTTGAGGTAGGCCCGGATGCGCAGTCCGTAGACCTCCTCGTTGATGATGACCCGGAGCTCTTGGATCACCGAGAGGTCGGTGGTCCCAGCGTCGTTCTTCAACGTCTTCGTCGCGACATCCTTCGTCGCCACGATCGTCTGTTGAGCGAGGCCGAAGAGCACGCCGTAGGTGTGCTTGTAGATCCCGAGGGTGCGGACACCGCCGGCAGCGAACAAGATGGTCGCGCCGAAGCCCCAATAGAACGCGGCGTCGCTCGAGGAGCCGATCGTGCCCGTCGAGAACGTCCCGATGGTCACTCGGGAGTCAGCGCCTTCGGCAGTGATCGCGAGGTTCCCTTGGATCATCTGAGATGGCTTGGTCGGATACTTGCCGAGCAAGCCCTGGAAGCACGCCGATTTTGTCGCGGCCTCGTTCGTGACCGCCTTGTCCCTGATCTCCACCCCGTAGACGCCGGAGTGGACCACCGTCCACCCGTAGGTCACGATCGACCCGAGGCCGGTCGAGTCAACGCGATCGAACTTGTCGGTGAAGGTGACCATGGGTGTTCCGGTTACTTGCCGAAGTGCAGGCCTTCACGCTTGAGCTTGCGCTCGATCGGCTCACCATCGTGCCAGTAGTCCTTACCGAACTGGCGTTGGCGAGCCATGAACAGCTCGCGCGGGATCGTGCCCACACGAGCCATGCCGTCTCCGCGATGGTTGCCGTCCCGACGCGCCTGCTCGGCGATCTTGCGCTTCTCCTGGACGATCTTCGAGTAGAGACGTTCCTGCGCCTCGGGCGAGCGGACGCCTTCGGCCTGGTTCACACCAATGGCCTTGAAGTCGTAGCACTTGTCCTTGTCGATGACCGTCAGGTCGCACTCGCGGATCTCTCCGGAGTCGACCTGACAGCGAACGCAGTTGTCCCCGTAGGGCACGAAGTCGTCGTCGTCTCGGCCCTTGTAGGTCTTGCAGGATGCGCAGATGAATCCGACTCGCGACGACATTCGTGCTCCTTGGTTGGGCGAGGGGCCGGAACCCCTCGCCGGTCTCAGGCTCAGTAGCCCGAGTTCTCCGTGATACCGCAGGCAACCGTCATCGCCTTGAGCGACAGCGGCTTGAAACCCCACTCCATCACGTATTGGCCCTTGGTCGAGTCACCAGTGATCGCCAGCGGGCGGAAGCCCATGCCACGGAGCACGCCGATCTTCATGAGACTCGGGTGCAGCGCGATCATGCACTTCTGCGGATTGAGCACGAAGTTGCTCGTCATCGACGCGCCAGTGCCGAGGCCGTAGGGCACGTTGTAGGTCGTCGAGGTGTTCAGGTAGCGGTCGTTGGCGATGTAGACCGAACCCATGTCCGTCGTGATGACGTCGATCGTGTCGAACATTTGCCGCATCGAGGCGTCGACGTTGCGGTAGTTCGCCGGCACGTTGCCGGTGACCTGGTTGCTGAAGGCGCCCGAGCTCGAGGGGATGCAGAACGAGCTGATCGAGCGGCGAAGCTGCGGGGCCACGAGGATGAGGGCGCCGTCGACGCGGAACTCGTTGTCGTGCGCGCCGCCGAGGAAGCTCTTGTTGAAGAGCTTGCGGGTCAGGATCGTGTCGGTCGCCGAGATCGGCGGGCCAACCACGATGTTGTCCGACATCAGCGTACTCGCGTAGGAGAGCGTCGTGAGGTCGTTGCCGGCAGAGTAGAACTTGGTCTGCGTGTTGGTGCCACCGAGGGCGATCGCAGCGCGATCGACACCGGACTGAACCGCAGCGGTGATGAGACCGTGCGTGACGCGAGCTTCGACGCCGGTGTTCGCGACGTTCGGAGTGGCCGCCGTGCCGACCTGCGCGACACCGAAGTGGATCGCGAGCTCGATCTTGGTCGCCATCTCGGTCATGAGCTTCCAGGCCTTGTAACGGAACTCGTCCGTTCGGCCCGCCATGATCGAGGCGCGTTCGGTCGCGGTGACGTCGAGCGCTTCCGCGTTGATCTGCGCGATCGACTTGATGCGCGCCGGGTAGTTCGGAGTCCCGAACACGGCATCCGCACCTTCGACTGCGGTCGAGGTCTTGACCGTGGTCGGGTCACTCGCGCGGGTGATCGTGTCGACGCCCCACTCGTAGAACTTCTGGTTGAGCGGGACGTGCTCGAGGAGGCCCGTCAGCGGGGTCTCGACCGAGGACACGATCGTGAGGAAGTCGTCCAGCGACTCGCGGATGGTTCCGTCCGCGTTGGTCCAAGACTGACTGGTGTTTCCGATGTATGGCATGATTCCCTACTACTGGTGCATGAAGAACTTACCGAGCTTCTCGACCAGCATCTCCCCCGCGATGTTCTGGTAGTCCGAACTGTTCCTTGGAACGTTCGGCATTACCTCGCGCATCTGCTCGTAGCGCGACTTGCCTTGCGGCTGTTGCGCTGCAGAAGTGGGTGATGTCTGGCTGTGGACCGCCGGATTGAGCCCACGAGCGTCCTGGCCCGGGAACAGCGAGGGGTTGCGAGTGAAGGCGATGAGAGCGGCTTCCTTCGGGGCAAGCCCGGTCTGCTGGCAAACCTGAGCGATCGCCTGGGCCTGCTGCGTGTTGACCTGGGGGCCGAGCTCCGAGGAGACACGGCGTTCCGCGAGGAGAGCCTGGAGTTCCTGCGGCGATGCTCCGATCGCCTGCTTGAACATCTCTTCCGCCATGACCCGAGCCGTGCGAACCGTTGCCGGGTCGACGTCGGGCTTTCCATCCGAACCGTTCAGGACGGGATCACTGGCAAGACGCTGAGTTGCCGTGTTTTCCGCCCTCTGCGCTGCTTCGAGCTGCGCCAGTCTTTCACGCATCGCCTTCGCTTCGGCGGCTGCGGCATTCTTCTCCGCAACGACTTCGGCGAAACGATCGTAGGGAATCTGGCCTCGTTCCGCGTTCGGCTGGGCCTGCTGTTGCTGCTGAGCCGGTTGAGGCTGTTGCTGCTGAGGCTGCCGGAACTGCGGTGCAACCGGAGTGACGGGACGCGAGTCCGCCTGTATCGCTTGCGCATTGGGGTTCCCTTTCTGCGCCTCCTGGCTGGTGAACGCATCGATCGACCCGAGGATCTGAGCCATGAGGGAGTCTTGAGCCTTGCTGATGTTCAGCCCGGCTGGGTTCACCTCTGGCGGGATCGTCGTGAGGATGTTCTCGTTCTGATTCTGTGCGTTGGTCATGAGTCTGTGCGGTTGCGAATCCGCTTACGCTGGTCGCCTGCTATCGTGGCGAATGGGTTGAGGTTGGTTCGGACTCCGGTCACCCGCCGAAGTAGCCGCCGAGGTTGGCAGTGCTCGAGGTGTCGGGGGCCTGCGTGTCGCTGGTCCCTTCCTTGCCAGGAGCCTTGTTGCCATTGGCCGGCAGGTTCGTGAGCGCCGCAGCGTTCGCGCTGCCGACGTTCATGTGGATCGAGCGGAGCTTTTCCGCCGGGCCACTGCCGTCCGAACCGATGCGCTCGGGAGAGCCATGGTATTGCTGGGTCGTCATTTCTTGTTCCTCTCTTGGATGAGAGCTTCGATGTCAGGATCAGGGTTGAACACCCCGTCCATGTCAACGTTCGAGTTTACGCGCGCTGCGTTGTCCCGCAAGCGGCCAATGGTATCGGTGTTCCGCTCGATCGACTTCTTGGCGATCACAGGCGTCAGGATGATCGCGGTGAGCTCCTTGATCTGCCCTTGGAGGTAGCGGATGTCGGACTCCGGCGTCGTCTTGCTGGCCAGCTTCGCGAGGAGCGTGTTGTGCCGGCGCGTCAGCATGGACACGAGGGCCTTCCAACGCTCGTCATCCGCGAGCTGCAGCGCGATCTCGGCGATCTCCACCTGCTGCTGGAGGTCCGCGAGAAGGATTGCGTCTTCGACGGTGCTCACGTCAGCCCTGCGCCATGTTCGAGGTCTGCGGGATCGCATTCGAGCGGCCCGGGCGGTTCATCGTCTGCAACGAGGGAGGACCAGGGGTCTCGCCTGGCTGCGTCTGCGCCGGGCTCCCGCCGCTGCTACCCGAGAGAGGCGAGGTCGTAACCGGCGCATCGCCTGCGTCGTTCTCACCCGGAGGCGGCTGAGACTGCGAGGTGGTAGGCGTGCGCGACTTCGCCGCCTGCTGGCGCACCTGCTTCCGACGCGCATTCAGCGCGTGGTTCATCATGTGCTCCATGAGGAGCTTGAGGCCGTATTCGTTCTTGTCTTCCTTGGCCTGGAGCGCCGCCTCGCCATGCTTGCGGAGATGGGACTCGTCATCGTCGAGGTCGTCGACGCGAATCTGCGTCCCAGCAAGCATGTGGTAGTTCTCCTCCTCGGGAGGCATGAGCGTGCTCAGCATCGAGGGAACGTTCACGATGTCGTCACCCAGCGAGCGACCGATCGTGAGGTCGTAGAACTCCTGCAGAAGCAGCGGCACGTTCACGAGGTCGGCGTTCTGCATCACGTAGGGCGCCGAGACGGTCAGGTAGTTGGCGATCGCCGTGGCCCTGGTGCCGATCGTGTGGACGTTGGCGACGCCCACGAACGTGAAGTCGACGGCCTTCTGGAAGTCGGTTGGCTTGATCTCGGCGTAGGCACCAAGGAACTTGGCGGCCTTGCCGAGCACCCGGAACTTCTGGCGCCGAAGCACGAACTGCTGGTTCATGCCGTGGATGAGGTTGAGGATCTGCTCTTGGAACCCCGAGAACGCACGGATGCCTCCGAGTAGGCGCTTGTTGCCCTCCTGGATGCGTCGCTCGATCTCGGTCGCCGTGTTGGCCCCACCACTCGCGTCAGTCCCTTGGAGGATGTCGGGGACGCCAGTGGTCTCCTGGATGTCGAGCTTGAGCGTCCCCTCGATCTGCGGCATCGAGCGAAGGGTGTCGGGGGCGTTCGTCATCGTGACCTTGCCGACCCCGGTGAACACCGAACCGGGGAGGATTCCGAGCATCGAGTCGGGAAGGTCGGCGTCCTCCTCGGCGAAGATCGCCGGGCAAACCGAAATCTTGTGCGCTTCGAGCGCGAGCTGCCGGTGATGATCGAGCTCCTCGTTGAGCCGCACGGCGTGATCGAGAGGGCCGACACCGAAGAGGTCAAAGCCTTCCTTTGACCACACCGCGATCGAGTATGGGCGCTTCTTGCTGTCGTAGAAGTTCTCGATCGCGCAGACACACACCTTGTCGTCGACCGTGACGAGCTTGCACTCGAGCTCCCGGCCATCGCCGTAGAGGTCGTATTTGCACCACACCTCGGTCACGTCGAACTCTTCGGGAGCACCCTCGGGGCCGCGCAGGCCTTGCCCATACTTCTCGGTGATCGAACGGAGCATTTTGTCGTGCTCCATCTCCGAGGCCGACAGGTTCCGAGGGGTGAGGTTCTTGACGAGATCGCCGTTCTTCCAGACGCCAGACTCGCACCGCTTGAGGATGTCCCCTCGCGTCATGCGGCAGGTGTCACCAACGAACAAGGCCTTCTTCGGGTTGGCCTTGGTGGTGTCGATGAAGAAGTTGAGCGGGTCCACGATGGTCCCGATCGGGCCATCGAACACGACCTCATCCTTGATCGTGCGAGTAAACGTGTAGTCGAACCCGCCATCAGGCAGCGGGACCTCCTTCACCTCGGTCTTCGGACGCCGGTCGATCTCGCGGTTCCACTCCACCTTGGCAATCGCGATCTGGTAGGTGAACAACGAGCGGATTGCCGGGAGGTCGATGTCCTCGAAGTCACCTTCTTCGCACTGCCAACGGATGAACTCCTGGATCAGCGCGGCTTGGGTCTTGTCCATCGGCTCGCGGCCCTGGACCTTGAACCAATCCGAGTAGGACTTGACGGCCTCGTGGATGCGCGTGCAGGCCGTCTCAAGCCGCTTGTAGAGCTCAGGGACATGGATGTCGGCCATCCCCGGAACCTTGCTCACGCTGTTCCCGCGGAGCATGTGGTTGATGTAGCGCCACTTCTTGCGAAGCCCGAGAGTCTTCTCCTGGTAGATGCGCTTGTAGCGGTCGACCGCCTTGACGATCCGCTGGTCCGCACCGTCATCCCGCCCAGCGATGTTCTCGTAGGGAATCTGCTGGTTGAGCCACTGCTTTGCCACCTCGGCAGTGAGCGGCCCAGCCTTGTCCCTGATCGTGAACGTCCCGGTCTTAACGCCCTTGTCCTTGATCTGAGTCGTGTTCGGTCCCGACCCGCCATCGAAAGGCTGGCGCGGCCCGTAGAGCGGGCTGTTGCTGTTGTCGGTGCCTCCGAAGACGACTCCCACGTCAGACCTCCTGCGTGCTTAGGGCGTCGCGATAGCCGTCCATGTAGAACGAGGTGATCGTCACGCCGAGCGCAACGACGACCTCGATGCGGTCACCGGGCCGACCAACCGCTTCCATGTCGACCGAGTTGTAGTCCATCTTGGCGAGGCCTGCGGCGGCAGGCGTATCGCACACCGGGCTCGCGACGACACGGGATGTCGTGCCGTTGTTGAATCGCACCGTGACGCCGGCGCCACCACCGGCCATGAGCGCGGTGATGTGCAGCTTGCGGATGATCGGTGTGATTCCGGTTCCAGCAGCCCCAATCGCAGGGATGATGGTCGTGGTCGCGTTCGCCGGGAGCTCGGTTGCGTCGGCGTAGCTCCAAAATCCGCCGCCCTGGTTGGTTCTGTTGGAAGCTGGCATTGGTCAACTCACTTCTGGAAGACCGGAGCCTTCGCTGCCGGCTTGGGGTTCTTCTTCTCGTCGACAACCACCTTGGGTTGCTCGACGGGAACGGGAACGACGGTGGGGGTTGTGGCGTTGAGCGAAGCCCGAAGATCGCTCAGGTCATCGCGAACATCCTGGATGTTCATGAGGAGCGCCTTCACGACCTGCGGGTGCAGACCCGAGGTGCGGACCCATTGAGCCAGACCTTCCACGCGGTCAGTGACTCGTTCGACGATCTCTTGTGACTTCACCATCTCGATGCACTCTTCGGGCTTTGCCCGACTTTGTCCCACCAATCTACAAGCCCCTCTTCCTCACGAGGAGCAAAAACGCGCCCGCGTGCCCGCGACTTCTCGACGGTCCGAGCGAAGCGGCGCGCAGCGCTCGGCGCGAACGCGCAGATACGAGCGCCATCGTTGGTCGCCCGGTCGATGTCTGCGATCGCATCCGCGATGTCGTTCTTCGAGTAACGAGGGAAGCGCACGAGCTGCAGGACGAGCTCGCCGTCCGGCAACGGGATGCCCTTGTCGTTGATGTGACCCTCGGGGTGGAACAGAGTCTTGATCTGCCCGTTGTCGACAAACGTGCGCGGCACCGTGTCGACGACCCGGAACTTGTTGTTCTCGAAGCGCACCTGCAGCGCGCGGATGCGCTGGTTCTTCGAGGGCTCACCGACACCACGAGCGACGTCGACGATGTTGAGCTTGACCTTGCGGCGCTTCGCTTCCTCGTCGATCAGGGCGCGGAACACCGTGTTCAACGCGATCTTCTCGAAGAGCTGCGCGCGGATCGGGACGCGACCCTCCCACTTCTCGATCATCGCGAAGAAGGACTCGACGAACTCCCACACCGACATGTGCCCGACCGACAGATCGAGGAGGTAGGCCACGTCATCGGAGTCGAGCCCCACGAGGGCGACGACGCTGTGGCAGGCCTCTTCCTTGTCCGACGTCGCGGTGTCCGTGAGGACGTAGCACGTCAGGTTGCTCATCCAGTCGTCCCAACGGACCTGGAGGAACTGCTCGCGACGGAACGGGTTGCTGATCCCGCTCACGATCCGGTTGAGATACTGCGAGCAGAACTCCACGTAGTCCATGCCTCGGAGCTGCTGCTCGAGGTAGGTGATGGACTGGTGCTTGAACATCGGAGTCCCGGTCAGCGACCACTCGCCGGTCTCCTTCTTCGTAATGTCGACGCCAGAGTCGAGGATGAGGACGTCGAAGTCCTGCTTCTGATTCCCGAGAATGTAGCCGTAGAGATCGCCGTCGAAGTAGCGCGTTCCTACGATGATGAGCGTGCCACCCGCCGAGAGGAGCGGGAGCGCAAACCGATACATGTCGAGGATCTTCTGGACCTTCTCGGCAGTGTTCGAGTTCTCCTTCACCACCACGTCGTCGAATACGATGACGTCGAAGTGACCACCGGTGACCGGCGCATCCGGGGCGGTCGCCTGGAACGAATACTCCTGCAGACCCGTAAGGGTTCGGCCTGAGATGTTGAAGGCGTTACCCTGCCAGGGCACACCGCGAACGTCGCCAAAGACCTTGAGCAACGTCTCGTTGCTCTCGAACTGCTTCTTGATCGCCTGCAGCTTCTTGTCTGCCGCCTTGATCGTGTGCATCCCGTAGAGGACGCGACAGTTGGGGTCGCGCAGCACGCGACGGATCATGTAGCCCTGCAGGATCGTGCTCTTGTAGGAACCGCGCGGGGCCTCGAGATGCTTCCACCGCTTCCCCGTGTCATTGTCGAGGAAGTCGGTCATCTGGCGGTGCGGTCCGTCCGAGCGCACACCACCCGACCCGACGTTCTTCACCTCGTTGGTGGACTCGTCCTGGTCATAGTTCCACCCGAGAACATGCCGGCAGAAGAACCCTGTGTCGCTCAGGGCTCTCTGCATGAACATGATCTCGGGGGTCGCTTGCATCACTCCTCGGGAGTCGGCTCTTCGCTGCGCGTCTCGAGCTTGGCTCGGAGCGCATCGGGCGCACAGAAGTCGACCTTCGGCGCATCGAGGTTGACAGGCATCAGGTGCAACGAGAAGCGGTGCGCTGCCTGCTGCGCAGGAGCCTCCGGCTCGGTCGCACTCTGGATCGGGACATCGACACTGGACACTTGGATCACCTCCTCAAGAAAGGGCTCGGATGAACCGAGCGAACGCTTCGTCGATCTTGGCTTCCTTCCGGCTCCGAACCCCACCCTTCTTCGCGGGCGGTTTCTCGGCCTTGGGCTTCTTGGGCTTCTTCACAGAACGATGGCCTTGGCTGCCGTCGCGAAGATGCTCACGAGGGTGTCGCGCACGACCGTGGCGGCACCTGCCGCGGTGCCTGCCGCGATCGCGTTGACTTGCATCTTCGCGTGCGCGATCTCCTGGGCCACGTTCTCGCCCGCCGCCTTGCGGACCTCGAGCGAGGCGAGGTCGATCGCGGCGTCGACCGCCACGTTGATGTCCGCTTCGCTCCACTGGTGGCCCAAGTTCTCGAGCTTCCGGCGAATCGTGTCCTCGAATGCGTTGGCCATGGGGATCACCGAGTGGGCTGGCTCGTGGGAACGGGGGGCAGGAGCTCCTTCACGAGGGGGAGCTGCGGTGTCGTCGTGCCAAGCGCACGATCCACGCGGATGCGCCACGCATCCACCGAGCGAGCACGCCGAACCTTCTCTTCGAGGGTGAGGCTGCTCGCGGTGTTGACGAGGGCGATGTATTCGGGAGCGATGACCTGGTAGGTCTCCAGGTCAGAACTGACGTATTGAGTCGGGGGCGTGCATGAGGCCAGGAAGGCCGAAGCCACCAACGCAACGGAACGAACGAGTCCACGCATTGTTACTCCTTGTTGCTGTGTCCGATCTTGCTTGCGAGCTCGCGGATCGACTCGCGAACCTCACGCATCGCATCCGTTATCTGCTTCGAGTTGTCGCTCATCGTCTGAGCGAACAACGCATCAGACTTCTCCTTGGATCGAGACGTCAACCATGCGAACACGATGATCGCTGCTGCCGAGGTTCCCGGTGCAATCAGGTTCCACGGAGCTACGGGATCGGTAGCCGCTTGGGCCACTGACATCAGGGCCATGAGCCCGGCGACGTATAGAGCGATCATGTTTCTTTTGCGCTTTTCGGAGGTGCATTCCACCTTTCTCAGAACGATGAGCGGTGGTTTGCGATCCTTCGGCCTTGTGCAGAAGTGGTATTCTCCGCCCTTACTGCCGCAGTAGGAACAAGTTTCCGACCTTGCGATAGGAAGTGCGTGCATGGGTCACAACCCCAGCTTGGTCTTGAGCAAGTTGACGACCGTCTGGTGGTAATCGACGATGTAGCCATCCGAGTAGTATCGAGGAGGGAGCCACTTCGGCTGCCTATCCCAACAGCTATGACCAGCATCGCGCAGCGTGTATAGCGTGATCTTGTTCGTCCCACTCAACGAGTCCACAAGGAACTTGATCGCGAGCGCGTCCGCGTATGGCACGACTTGATCTGCTGTCCCGTGTGCCACAATCAGGTTGTCAGCGAGACCAGCCGTGATGTTGGTAGAGAACGGAGCCGCGCTCAGATCATAGCTCGTGTTCTGAACCTTGCCCCAGAACGAGACGATGGCCGCAGGCCGGCTATTGGCGCCGTTGTATGTCGCGTAGTTGTTGCCATTGTCGAACTCGAAATTCGAGATGCCAGCAAAGAGAGCCATGCAACCACCGGCAGACTCGCCGGCCACAACGATCTTGGAAGTGTTGACGTTGTAGGTGCCCGAGTTCTGCTTCGCGAACCGAATGGCCGCGCGCATGTCACACGCCGCAGCGGCCTCACTGTTGCCCCACGAGTAGGGCTGCAACATCGTGTAGTCGAGCGAAAAGGCGTTGTAGCCACGCGAGGCCATGTCCTTGCAGAAGTATATCGCTTCGGCGTTGCTCTTCGTGCCCTCCGTGAACCCACCACCGTGCGCGTAGATGAACAGCGGGCGCGTCGTCACCGGCGCGGCGTCCCCAGCCGCCCACGAGGGACCATCGAACGCATAGGCCACCGGAAAGTAGTAGTCGAGCTTGTTCGACCCCGGAATGGTGTTCGTGTTGTAGGTGATGTCCTTCGTAACCGAGACGGTGAAAAGCGGGTCGCGATACTGGACGAGAGAAGGAAGCGGGACTCCGACCATGGGTTCGTCTCTCCTTACTGCATCGCGATTCCGCGAGCGATGATGTTGGTTCCGCCACCGAGGACGATGGCCGAGCACGTGAGGCGCCAGTAGAGCACCGGCTTGTCGGTCGTGAACGTCGTAAGCCCGTCTCCGGGTGCGGCGTTGGTGTGCGACACGAGGGTGGTGAACGTCGTGCCATTCAAGCTGCCTTCGAGGTTCACTGTCCACGAGGTGATCGCGCCGGTCTTGGTGACCATGATCGCGAACTTCGAGACGGGCAATCCCGTGTATTGCGTCGTGCCGCTGGCCGCAAGGGTGAACGTCGATGTTACGAGAGGCCCGACCATCGCATCGAGGACGACGCGCTGGCGGCCATACTCATCATACAACGACTGTACGCGGTCTCCGTCCGCGACCACGCCAGGAACCGCCCCGGCTGTCAATGCGTAACCGCCAGTCTTCACAGGCGGGCCAGCGTCGATGTCGTTGTGACCAACGTCACCAATCACGCACGCCTTCATCGAGGGTGGTGAGAACTTCGGAAACTCTTCGAGTTGCGTCATACGAAATACCCGTAGACTGTGACAGCGCCTCTCAGAGCCCCGCTGGCAGCGGTGTTACTCAAGAGCCGCATCGTGATGTGACAGTAAGTGCCCGCAGGCACGATCATCGGAGCCGACGTCAGATCGAGGAACGGGGTCTGCGTGCAGACAGTGCCGACCGCTGCCGTCGCGGCAAACGACTGAATCCCGATCACCACGCGCCGCGGGCCAACGGTGGCCGCGCCGTCGGTCGTCGCGAGGGAAGAGGCTGTGCTCCCAACGCCTAGACCCCACAAGAGCTGCGCGGGCGTCGCGCCGATGACGGTCGTCACGATGCTCTCGTGGACCTTCACCCCTGTGACCACTAGCGTCTTCCCCGGAAGCGCAGCGGTTCCTGCGGGGTTCAGGTATGCGAACATCGGGTAGTCCGTCTCGGCACCCGCCGGCATCGTCGCCGGACTCGTCCACAGACCACCGAGGGAGTTCGTCGCGGGCGCCGTGCTCGCCGTCCACGTGCCAGCCGCAGGCGCCGCGCCCACAGCGAAAGTCGCGGTCTGGCCACTGGCGGTGCCAGGTTGGACCTGGTAACTGCCGGCGCCCTGCAGGGAGAACACGTGCCCGGCATCGAGGCCGGTGTCGTGGTCCCCGAGCTCCACGTTCAAGAACCCCAAGCTGATCTTCTTCGCGATCGCAGGCGTGCCGTTGTTGTAGACGCGAGCGAACGCGGGCAGCGCCCTCGCCTGCGTCGGCATCGGCCGCGCACTCGGCGTCGCCAACACCGCCATCAGCACGTTGTCGATCCAGAACTCAACCTGCTCGTTCATCCACGAGATGGTCCACAGGTGGACGACCGCCGTCGTCGGCGAGGTCAGAACCTCTGTCTGAGCCTCGACGCCATTGAAGTTGGCGACGCCGCGCAACACCCCACTCGAGTCATACCTGAAGAACACCCCATCCGTGGGCGCGGCAGTGCCGCTCACGAAACCGAGACCGAACTCGATCGTCGCATTCGCGACCGTCTCGTTGATCACACTCGCCCAAAACGAGGCATACGTCGGGTAGTTGCCCACGAGGGGGAACGTCGCATACGTCCGCACGTTCGCCGCGTTCGTAGCCGTCGTGCTCGCGCCGTTGTTCAGAGTCAGCAACCCACCACTCTGCGCAGCAGTCATCGTGCTGAGGTTCTGCTGGATGTGCGCTTGCGCGATAACGGTCCCCGCGAAATCGAGGTTGAACAGCGCACGATCCACACCCACCCGCAACCGATAGTCGGCACTCGCCTCGGGGCTCCGCAACACCCGACCACCAGGGTCCGTCGCGGTGCTCACCTCACTCGCTATCGCAGCGAAGCCGGCGTTCGCCCGCGTCGCTGTCAGAGCAACTTGCAGTTCCTTGTTCGTAGTAACGTCCGCAAGGTCCGAGGTGGATCCGCCTTTCAGAATGACACTCACAGCGTGACTCCAGTGACCCTAAAAGTCCATTGACCCCAACTACCCTGCGGTGCACTGCAAAACAGATCAAACCCCACACCGACTACGACATTCCCCACCGTGGTCACCAAACCCTCCAACGCTGCTTCCTCAGCAACACTGCCGTGGTCAGCGGAGCTTTCCAGAGTGACCACATACACCATCGTTCCCAGGGCTGCCGCCCAGGCGCAACCCACAACTGTCACCATCGCCAACCCGTCCTCACCCGGACTACCGAAGTCAACCGTGGCCGTGGCGCTGCCAGCCACCGAGGAAGGCGCCGCAGGCGCAGCCCCCCACACTGGGGGCGAGCCAGGCGTCGCGCCGCCTACCAGAACCGTCACGCCGCTGGCAGCGCCTACACCAAGAAGGCTCGCCGCAGGCGGGGTGTAGACGCCACTAGCGTCGACCGTCCCAAAAACAGCCCGGGGCGCCGCAGGCACGCAGTCGTCCTGGACAGGTGTCCCGCCGGAGGCGACTTGTGACGTCATGGATGAGGGATGGTAGGGGGAGGGAGAGGCGTGTCAATGGGTGGTATACCTCCTCTCTTCGGCCCGGGTAGGGTGTGTGTGTTGTGTTGTGGGTCCCCTTTCGGGCCTGGGTAGGGTGGGTTGGTCGCGACGCGAGTTCGATGCGCGAGGCATGGCCACGACGCGAGCTGACGCGACACGAGGCGCAGCCAGCGCGCGACGCGACGCGAGGCTGGATGGTCACGACACTAGGGACGAGAGCAAGGGCGAGCCGTTACCGGCCTTGTGACCGTGACCGAGCCGTTACCGTAACGCTGTCACGGACGGCAACGACGCGCGTCGTGACCGCGCCGTGGCCATGCCCGCGCCCTGCGCCCTGCGCCAGCGCCCTGCGCCCGGAGGGATCGAGGGAGGCGGGTTCGCGCGCTTCCTCTCGTGTCGTGACCAGCCCAAAACTCGATTACGCTACAACGTACTGGTTTTCGGAGAAACCCAACTTTCTCCGCTTTTGGAAAACCATGGATTTCTTCCTGTCCAGATTTTTGGGCCGTTTTCGGAGAAACCCCACTTAATCGGCCAAGGAAGAACGCCCGAGTCGATTGTCTTGAGGATGTAAAAAGCCGGGAAAGATTGCGGATTTTTCATGGTGGGATGTGGTGTTAGCATAGCGACATATGTGGTAGGACAAATTGTCTTTCCTCTGCACACATCTCTCGCTCCTATAGGGACTGTCCAGATATTAAAACCCAAAAAAAAACCATAGGCCACTTAAAAACGTGCCATCTCTCTCTCCAGCTAGTAAACGCGACGCATCGCGTCTCTCTCTATACATCATAAATCATTATGATAAACTAAGTTATGTTAGTTAGTAGAGAGGGGTCGTAGCGGAGATGAGAGGGGAAAGAGGATGCTCGCGGCGCGATTTTGCGGAGTTAGCTGAGTTTTTCGGTAAAGTATGTTGCATGGTCTGCCGATAGAGCTATAGGTAGTAACCATGCTCGCGCAGCATGTTGGTAGGTCCTACCATGGCGCGAACATGAGGAAAACCGTTCGATTCCCGGACGGTTTTCAAGCGAAGCAAGCAAAAGCAGAGATACCGAGGTTTCTCCGATGATCAAGTTAGTGCACAAGGCGTTCGTTCAAGCGTGTTCGAAGGAGCTCACAAGGTATGGGATCACGCATCCATGGCTCGCGGCGCGGGAGCGTGGGAATGGCAAGGCGGGAGGGGCTAGGGAATGGGCTTGGTGTGCGACCAATGGGCGGATTGGCGTTATGCGCGCTCTTCCCTCGAATGAGGCCGAGGCGCTTGAGGCTGACCTAGCGGCGCTTCCGGAGGGTTGGATGGAAGTTAACGCCAAGGGCGCGGAACCGAAGCTGATGGTCGAGCGTGAGACGATCGAGGCCGGAGCGCTTGCGATTCGATTCGCTGGCACCGCCGGTCAGCCGAGGATCGTGGAAACAAGGAAGGACGGCGGGTTGATGGAAAGAAGGATGGTAGAGGCTACGCCTCCCGATCTCCCCTCGATCATCCGAGGCGAAGAGCGCGCTGCGCGGCAAGGGGAGAGCGCTTGGATCGACGTGGACGCTGATGCGATGGTCCGGGCATTGGAAGCGCTGCTCGCTGGTGTGAAGGATCAGAAGGGGGATGATGGTCCGACCCGAAAGATGGTCCGCATGTGGTTCAGGATCGACGCCGAGGCCGTGAACAGCGGCGCAGCTAAGTGGATGATCGACGGTAACTGTCCGATCTTGGTTGAGGCGCAGCACGAGACCCTGCGGGGCTCTGCTGCTGTGGTTATGCCTATGGGGAAGAGCAAGGCAGAGGAGGAGGAGAGGAAGGAGGCGATTCGGAAGGGTAAGCGTGCGATCGAGAGGGCTGCGGCTCGCGGCGCGAGTG